TTCCTTTAAATTCGTGATTTGGAGAATTGTATATAGTATCAAATGAATTTTTACCCACACTTAATTCATTAGATGAAATAGTTAAAGCTTGTTTTCCTTGTAAGTTAAGTATGTTACCAAGAAGTTTACCACTTGCACTTATGTTTCCACTTGCGGTTACATTACCAACTAAATCCACAATGTTAGTGGCTGAATCTAATTTTATCAATCCACTACCATCAATTGTAAAATCACCATCAACATCAAGTTCTGGAGCGTCTTCTAAATTAAATATAAATTCAGCAGTCCCACTACCATCAGTCAAATTAATATCTTTACCAGCTGCATCTAAAGTTATATCACCACCTACATTTATATCAAAAGCACCACCATCAGAAATCGTTGAACCATTAATTGTAATATCATCAACGGTTAAAGTAGTTAATGTTCCTAATGACGTGATGTTGGTTTGAGCGGCTGTTGTTAAAGTTACATCAGCGATTTGAGCTGAATTAGATACAACTCCACTTGGTAAAGTAGACGATACACCTGTTAATCCACTACCATCTCCACTCATTGATACAGCAGTTATGTTTCCACTTGAGGTTATATTACCCCCTACATGTAATTTTTCTAATGGACTTTCTGTTCCAATACCAACATTTCCACCATCTAATAAAGTTAATACACTTGCACCATCTTGTCCATCTGTTTTAAAATAAAAATCTCCCGCATTAACACCTGAATCATCATACATTATATATCCATCTGCATCTGCTGACCTTAAATGTATAGCAGCTACACCACTCGCGTTAGTATTTTCAATCTGTAAACCGACAGCACCTGTATTGTTTTGAATAGAACCTTCTACTGTGCTACTATTATAAGAAATGTGTAAAGGATTATCAGGACTTGTTGTTCCGATACCAACATTTCCAGTAAATCTACCACCAGAGAATGAACCAGTTCCACTTCCACTTATATCACCTTCTACTTCTAATGTTTTTGTAGCAGCTGTTTTACCAATACCAACATTACCACCACCTTTTTGCATAGCTATTGTATTAGAACCTGATATGAGGATATTTGTAGTTTTACTACCAAGAGTAATACTTTTACCACTTGCATCATCTCTAATTTCACCATTTTGTTCAAATACAATATCTACATTATCAGTTCCATTACCAATAAAAACATCAGAAGCGCCATCACCTAATAATACATCCCCAAGAACATTACTGACGACTAAATCGTCACCATCAACTTTTATTTGTCCTGAACCAGAACCAGCTGAACTTGAAAATTGTATTAAGCCCGATGCGGGCGTTATCAGTACATCACTAGCCATTTATATTCTCCCACTAATTCTTTTTCTAATTGTATTAAAATTACTTCTTGTTACAGTCCGTCTATCAGTGTTTCTATGTACATATGATTTCCCAATTGGTGTTTTGTCAAATCTAACAATTGGTTCTTTCATATAAAATTCTTCTTCTCGTGTATTTGTATTACTAACTCTTACACCATAAAGTAAATAATATCCAACATCTTGTGGTTGTATTGTTATTTGTTTATTTTGAAAATCTCCAATACTTGCATTTGTATATTGTTCTTGTTCCAAAAATCCAACATGTTTATTTGCTTTTGGACGATTTGTGCTTGTATGAGATGTTGTATCATATTCTCCAAATCTATATCTACCACGTTTAAAATCACCACTCATTCTTGCACTTAAATAAGGATAATTAAAACTACCATCTGTTCCTACGGATTGTATTTCACAAGATATTCTAACGGTTGTTTTTGGTGGAACGTAAACAGTGTCCATAACACCAGCCGCACTATCGTTTCCAAATTTGATTTTCCAATAACCACCATCATCTTCCCATTCCCTTAAACATTGTCCTTGTTGCATAGCCAATCTATCTATTTCGTGATTATATTCTTGATATATGGTTGTTCCACAAACTGCACTTGTTCTATCCCACTCCACTCTTGCAGATTGTGCCATAGCAATAAAATTAGAATAAACTTGTCCTGTTCCATCAGGTGCTGTTGCATCCCATCTGTTTTTTATATATGAATCTAAGAAAATCACAGGACCAGAAGCAGCTGGAATATATGGCCAATATCTAAAACCATCTATATACCATCTATCGTAGATTTGGTTTGGTATTGCATAAGTGTGTTGAAATGCTCTATTTTCGTGATTTAAGAAAACCCAATGTCTTCTTTGAACATTTTCTCTTGCATGATAAAATATTGCCCCATAATCATCAGCCCTTGTTATATAATTATAACTTGCTTCACAATATTGTTCTGTATTACTATCAAGTATAAATCCGTGATTATTAGCCCTTGTGGAGTAATTACCATTGTATTGTCCATGTGCTCCATAACCATGCACATAAAAGTTTCTTGAACCACCATATGAAATATTGTTTCTTCCGTGATTTCCCCAATTGTTTCTAAAAGTTATTCCTTGATAATCACCAGTATAATTATTAGCACTACCATCAAAAGTACAATTTGTCATTTCTGATTGAAAAAAGTATTGTTCATTACTACTATCATTAGGGTCTAATCCACCATTGTATCCACCAATAGCTACTCCAGCTCTATAAAGATTATTATTTGTATTTCCACCTAATCCTTTGAATTGTACATTTCTAAATCTTGTTCTACGAGTACCTGCTGCACTAGCAAAACTTTGCCAATTTTGTACATATAAATAAACCCTATCATCTGCATCTTCAGAACGAATCACACAATCTCTTGTTAAAACATTTACTAAACTTCCTACTTTATGTTTATACCTAACTTGGTCATCTAAAGTTAAAGTATTAGTTGATATAGCATTGATTGTATATTTAGTATCATAATCCCAATTCGTGTCTGTATCATTGTTTACATCAATGATGATTTCATCACCAACTGATAAATCAGAAGCATTCCCAACTACGATTTGATTTGTTGAATCAGCTGTTTCAATAGCAGTTGTTAATGTGGTTGCATTTCTTCTAACTATAGAACCACTTTCTGTATTTACATTTCTACCAAATCCATTAGTATGTGGTTTTTCATTTCCTGTTTGATAAATAGTTTTACCTATCAAATTACTTAATGTGCCTGTTACGTTTGCGTCAATTCTAATATGATGTCTTAAAAAGTCAATCGCAGTTATTGTTACAACATTTCTATCACTTCCAGTTCCAAAAATTATTTTATATCCAGTTCTAAACACTTTTGCGTTATCAAGTTGTATTATTCTTGGACTTATAAATTTTTGAATTGTAGCTTTTGGTGATACGAATTGTCTGTAATAAATTTTATTCAAACCAGCTGTAGTATCAGTATCGTGAACTATAAAACTTTCATCACTACAATTTTTATAACCTTGAAATCTTGAATACACAGAAATCCAATCACCAGCTGCAAAATTAGAAGCTGATACAACAGGTAAATAATCTTGATTGTAATCAATATAATTTGAACAACTTATTACAGTATTTAAAGTTTTCTCACTACCATCACAAATAATTGAAGCTCTTGTTTCGTCTTCAACCCATATTCTATGTTGTTCTGAATTTGTTCCTTTTATAACTAATTCTGAATTATCTTTCATTTCAAGTAATCCAGCAGAATTTGATTCACCCTCTGTGAAAACATTAGCCTCACCACCATGAACCGTAGCCCTACCATTAAGTTTAAATTGACTTCCACTTTGTAAAGACCAACACCCATGAATCGTTATATCACCATAACCATTTGTAGGCATATCCACTGTACTTGAAGTAACACTATGTCCAGCTGCAATAGTGAAAGTATCACCATCTGCAGGTGTTGAACCACCCCAAGTTACTGATGCTGTAAAATTACCTGACTGATTTGAAGTTAGAGATGCCATTATTCCTCTCCCTCATACAAATCATTTTCTTCTTGAAAAAAACTTGTATCAACAGATATTTCAAATGATAACTCACTATCAGTATCAATTTTTTTAGAATCAATCAATGATAACAAGTTATTTTCAATATCATTTGAAAGAGTTATTTGTTTTGTGGATTTATTATAATTTATTTTTATTATCATTGATAATTCCTTATTAATTCTATATCTTTTCTTGTTCCATGTATGATATGATAACAATGTATATCTTGTTTAGTTTTAAACGCACCATTCACATGTATAAATATTTTATTGTCTTTAATTTCTTTTACAAACAATTCTTGATGTTTTCCAATACTTGTTAATTGAACTGTGATTGTATTTTCATCAACTAACCATTCCCATTCTTGTGGTAAATAAATCACATTATCACCTTTTAATTTACCTCTGAAAAATACATCATTTTGTTGTCCCTCTAAAACACCATATTCTAATTTACCACCTTCTGGCCTTGGGATTAAGAATGATTTTTGAGTAGCAAACAAAGTACCATCAATGGTTAGGTTATCTTGAACCGTACCACGAACATTTAGTGAAGCAAATGAACCCGTTGAAGAATCTGAACCACTTAGTTCATTTCCAGTCATATTGAAAAGTTCTGAATTATTTATATCAAAATGAATCTCATTTGCTGTTTCAAAGTCAATCTTTGTTTGAGCATCTTCACCTAATACCAAATCAGTTGCTAATATAGAGTTAATATCGGTTCTACTACTATCTGCTAATGTACCCTCAAGCGTGGTTGCTATTAAATTACCAGCTGAACCTGTTAACATTGTCATTGTCCCACTCGCGCTTATATCACCACTTGCGGTTATTGGTCCTGAAAATTTAACATTTTGAGTATTAGTAATTTCTATTGCATTAGTATCACCACCTGTTAATATGTTTAATTTTTCACCATTATCAACATATTGTATTTGTGCCTTTGTTGTATTTCTATCACTAAATCTTAATGCCTGTGTCCCATTTTCAGCAGTGTCAATTCTTATATCACCTTCTTCTACATGCAGTGCTGATACTGGTGCAGATGTTCCAATACCAACATTTCCTGAAGCTGATAAAATTGTTAATCTTTCACTACCACCAGCCCAAAATCTAAATCTATCTGAATCAAATCTTGCGGTTACAACAGCAGTGGTTGGTTGTTCAATTAAAATTCCAATTCCTCCAGCACTTGATTGACTAACACTTAATGATGGAATGGATAATTTATTAGATGCAAAAGTGAATTTAGAATCATCTGATAATACTCCACTAGAACCAGCAAAAACAACTCTTGTATTGGTTAAACTATCATCTTGTAGTTGTAAAGCTCTGAAACCATGAGAACCAATATCTATATTATTAGCAACAGTTAATGATGTGATTCCATCAAGTGTACCACCATTTATATCAACTGTGTTTGCTGTAAATGAACCTGTAACCGATACTGAACCTGTGAATTGATGAGTGTCATCTGCTGGAGTATCACCAAATATCGTAGAACCACTTGAGAATGATTGAGTTACATTTGTAACAGTTGAATTTACTATGTATTGTTGAGCCGTAATATCACCATCAATTACAACACCAGTATCACTAATTGTCATTTTTTCTGAATTATTTGCGAAGAATTTAATTATGTTAGCTGTACCAAAATCTATTTTAGTTTGTGCGTCTTCACCTAATACTAAATCAGTAGCCAATATAGAGTTTATGTCTGTTCTACTACTATCTGCTAATGTTCCTTCAATGGTTGTTGCAATTAAATTACCGAATGAACCTGTTGAAACACCTGAACCACTTATTTTAGCTCCAGTTAAATTCAACAATTCACTATTGTTGACATCAAAGTGAATTTCATTAGCAGTTTCAAAATCTATTTTAGTTTGTGCGTCTTCACCTAATACTAAATCAGTTGCTAAAATGGAATTTATATCAGTTCTTGAAGAATCCGATAAAGTTCCTTCAATTGTTGTCGCTATCAAATTACCAACTGAACCTGTTGAAGGTGTGGTTATGTTACCACTTGCACTTATTTCACCTGCTACGGTTAATGTTTTTGGTGGGTTTGTTTCACCTATACCACTACCAATCATTACACCATTGGTACTACCACTATGTATCGTCATAACAGCTCGTTGATAGTGATTACCTACATAGAAATATTCTAAAGGATTTCCACCAAATGCACCAAATCCACCTAAGTCTCTTCCATCATTACCAAAAAAACCATATTCCATAGCCCAACCACCAGTTGTAGCATGTAATCTTACACCTTCATTTGAAGAACCTTTAAATTTTCTAGCATTATTTGTTGGTAAATTAAATTCAAAATCATCACCAGTAATTTTACCACTCGCACTTATGTTTCCACTTGCGGTTATGTTACCAGCTGTTGTAAATCCTCCAGCAGTAATCACCCCACTCGTTGTATCATCTGCATCATTTTTTAAGAATGCGTCATCAACATTTAATGTAATAGAACCACCTAAAGTTATAGAACCACCACCACTTAAATTTGTACCTGAACTTACAGTAACTGCATCTTCAGCTAATTTAGCAATAGGGATTTCGTCATTATCAATTTCAGCGACAATTGCTGCAGCTAATCCATCAGAAACAGCTGCTGCATCTAAAGTAGCTGCTGTAATTGTTCCACTTGCACTTATGTTTCCACTTGCGGTTATGTTTGATGATATTGCAGCTCCTAAAGCAATCGTATCAGTTGAGTCTTCTGTAAGTGTAATCATATCTACACCACCAGCTCTAAGTGTTAAGGTATCATCAGTAAATGCTATTCTTGTATTCGTATCACCATTATGTCTAATTGAATCATCAACATCAAGATTAGTTGTTATTATATTTCCACTTGCACTTATGTTTCCAACAACTTCTAATTTCTCACCTGGACTTGTTGTTCCAATACCAACACTACCAGTAAAATTTGCATATCCAATGTTTGGTAAACTTGTGGCGTCTAATCTTCCAAATGAACCTGTTGAAATACCTGAACCACTCAATTGATTACCAGTCATATTAAATAATTCAGCGTTGTTAACATCAAAGTGAATTTCGTTATTTGTCTCAAAATCTATTTTAGTTTGAGCATCTTCACCGAGTTTTAAATCTGTTGTGAGTATTGAACTTATATGTCCATCTTGGGAAGCGTCAACATTGACAGTTACAGTATCGGTAGCTCCAACTGCAGTTGTGATACCATCACCACCAGCAATATCCAATGTATTACCATCGGCTATGGTTTGATTTGAACCACCATCAGCAGTTAAAGTGAAGTTGTCCATAGAACCACCACCACCTCCTCCAGCTGCTAATGAAGCAGAAGTGAATATTCCACCACCTATGGAAGCAGTCAACATTGTGATTGTTCCACTTGAACTTATATCACCACTTGCGGTTACATTGGTTGTAACCTCTAAACCATTTTTGACTTTAAAATTTTTTGACATAGTTTCACTCTCCACTAATGCTTATATATTATAAATATAAATTTTTTAAATTAATGTCCTATTGAATTTCACACTACAACTAATAAAATCTCCTGCAAAATTTAATTTTACAACATTACCACTAACAGTGGTAGAAAAACTTCCTAAATTTACAGCTGTTCCAATTTGTGCATATTCGGTATTGAATGCATTTGAACCACTTTGTACTACTAACATTTCACTTGATTGAATAAATGAACCACTTGTTACTTGTAATACATACTTACAAGTTTGATGACTTCCAGTATTGAATGTATTAATCACCGATGATGAATTTGTCATTTGAACCACTTGTGAATTTAAAACATCACCACTCGCACTTATGTTTCCACTTGCAGTTATGTTATTAAATGTAACATTATCAGATGAATCAAATTGTAAAGATGAACTGATTAAAGTATTATTTAACTCCGATTCAGCAGTTGCTAGTCTTGTTGATAATGATGAAGAAGTGGCGGTAAATGAACCACTAATATCATCTGCTATTTGAGTAGAACTTGAAACTAATGTTCTAGCAGTAATGACTTCATTAGCAGCTACCCTCGTGGAAAGTGATGAAGACAATGTTGTTGATGAACCACTTATATCACTTGCTATTTGTGCAGAACTTGAAACTAATGTCTTCGCCGTAACAACTTCATTAACACTTATTCGTGTTGAAAACGAGGCTGAATCAGATGTAAAAGCTCCACTTACTTCAGTTTTTAAAGCTAATCCACTTAAATCTTGGTCACCAGTATTTGTTCCACTTATGTTTGAACCAATGATTGTTCCACTTGCACTTATGTTTCCACTTGCGGTTATGTGTGAAGTTGTTGTTAAATCACCATCAATGGTTAATTTTGAAAGAAAAGAAGTTGTACCAATGGCTATTTTATCAACTCCACTTGGATTAGTATTAGCTAAAAATAAGTTATCATCATTAAGACCTCTTATTACAGTAGCATGAGCTCCACCATCGCTATTAATAATAAAACCTCTTTCAATTGTTCCACCTCGTGATGTTAAATCCCCACTTGAACTCAAGATTCCACTTACTAATAAATTACCCGTAATATCTACTTTTGCTGCATCATCATCAAGAACAAGTGTAGTTCCACCACCAGCATCACCAGTTAAATCTCCCATTTCTATTTTAACCGCAGATGCATCTCCTGATGTTTTTAAATATCTTAATACATTATCTCCACCATCTGGAGGTAACTGACCTATGAAATGTCCTGAGGATGTTATGTTAGTGGTTGTTAAATTACCACTTGCACTTATGTTTCCACTTGCAGTTATGTGATTGAATTTAACATTGTCTGTTGTTCTTAAACCTAAACTTATGTTAGAACCCACACCAGTTACTACATCAGTTTTTCTGACATTACCTTGTGAAGGACTATCAATATTTGTTACAAATGAACCAGTTTGATTTGATAAAACAAATGGAATATTACCTTTAGTTATTGAACCTGTCACATTCAAAGAGCCTGTGAATTGATGTGTATCATCCAATGAATCACCAAATTGAGTTGAACCTGATAATTGTTGTGTTGTGATGTTTGTTACTGATGAGGATACAACGTATTGTTGAGCAATAAGACTACCAGAGATTCTTAAATCACCTATTTCATTACCTGTCAAATCATATAGACGATTATCGGAACCTGTTCGTTGTAATAAATTCTGAAAGGTATCTTGGATGTTCTTATTCGTTAAATCAAACGACATGACCTATAACCTTTATACCTTTGGTAGTTTTTTAATAACTTCTCGTATGAATTTTTTTGTCCCACCTTTATATTCAATTTTATTTGAATAGTTTTCAAGTATTGAAACAATTCTTTTTTTATCTTTTAAAACCTTTTGTATTGTGACGTTATTTTCTTTAAAAAATTCTACAATTTCATTGATTGGATTTGAATCATTTTTAATGTTTTTAATTTTTACTTGTGGTTTTGTAGATTCTTTGATTTGTGGTTTTGTTGTTTGAGATTTAACCTCAACCGTTACTTTCTTAGCAGTTTCAACCACAAAATCAGATTGCCAAGGTTCAATCAAAGTATCTTCTGCAATCACTTCAAGTTTAATATCACCTGTAGTATTTTCATTCATCAACCCTTTTAATTTTTTAATAGGAACTTTACAATTTCCCTTTTCATCAATTGTACCCTTGAACATTAAAGTCAAGTCATTTGATTCAACAATAAGTCTAGCACTTGATTGTTTTAAATCTGCACCTTCTAAAAATAAATCACATTCAAAGGTTTCTTGTTTATCGGTATATAATTTATACATTTTATTTTATCTCCAACTTGACTTTTTTTACAATAGTTTCTATAACTAATTCGGCATCTTCCACTTTAACTTCAACATCATTAACTTCCGTATAATCATCATAAACTTTCTCACCTTTAATACGACAAATTAAATGAATAAGTTTTTTCTTCTTGACTTCATCATCAAGTATTTTATTAAGTCTATCTTGTCTAGCTCTTCTTGAACCACTCCCAATACCATCCATAATTTCTTGAATGAATTGAGCCTCACCCCAAGTTACATCTGTTGTTCCCCAAACTAATGATACATTAGATGGAATGTTATCATTTTGTTGGTCTTTACCAACTTGTGTAACATCACCATCCCATTGAATTGGGAATTTTTCAGCATTTTGATGTGTTTTTGCCATTATATAGTCCTATTCATATATAAATATAATAAAGTCATAAATTATGTTGGAATTATTATTCTATCTAAACGAACACTACAAGATATAAAACTTCCAGCTGCATTTAGTCTAACATTTGAATTATTTACATCAGTTGTAAAATCAATTAAGTTCAAGCCTGAATTTATTTGTGCATATTCCGTATTTGAAGCTGTTGAATTATGATGTAAAACCAATAATTCACTCACTTGAAAATTTGAAGCACTTGTTACTTGTAAAGTGTATTTCGCTGAACGAAAACTTCCAGTATTAAAAGTATCAATTACAGATGATGAATTAGTCATTTGAACAAATTTAGTTTTAAATAAATCACCACTTGCACTTATATCACCTGTTACTTGTAATGCTTTTGTTGGAACTGTTGTATTTATACCTACTCTATTATCTCCAGCATCAGTATGTAAAATTACTTCACCATCATCTGCCATTATTTGAGTATCAAGGTTATGATTTGAATTGTTTATAAAAATCTTACCAGTACTTTTTTCTAATTTAATAGCAGAACTACCACCAGCAACTAAATTTACTTTATTCTCGTCAAATAATAAGTGAGTATCTTCATCTCCACTATGAATTATTTTTTTCTCATCACTACCCCCACCAGTACCAATAAAGATATTCTGACTTGCACTTATCGCACCAGCTACAGTTAATTTTTTGGGTGGAGCATTTGTTCCAATACCAACTTTATCATTTCCAGCATCTGTGAATAATAAGTTAGCATCACCATTTCCCTCTACTCTAAAATCTAAGTCTGCTGAACCCTCATTAAAAGTTATTTCGCTTACAGTATCTTGAGTAATGTCTATCATATTAACACCACCAACTGTAATATTTATGTCATCATCAGTAAATGTTATTTTGGTATCATCATCTCCAATGTGGTTAATAATATTTCCTACACCTATGTTTCCACTCGCGGTTATGTTTGTTATATTTAAATCACCACTTCCACTTATATCACCTTCTACGGTTAATGCTTTTCCACTATTACCAAATGTATTAACTCTTAAATCATTGTAAACAGATGTACCCTCATTGGAATCAATATTAATACCATTAGCTGTAGAATAAAAAATTCTATCATCCGACACATTACCATTTAATCTAATTTGTTGTGGTGTTTGCATAATAATACCACCACTCGCACTTATGCTACCCTCTACAGTTAATGCAAAAGGTGGGTTTAAATTACCTATACCGACATTACCACCAACAATTAAATCATTACCCGAACCACTAATAGAAACCGAACCTGTAAATTGATGTGTATCATCTGATGGAGTATCACCAAATATCGTAGAACCACTTGAAAATGAAGTTGTCATTTGAGTCACTGTAGATTTTACAATATAGTTTTCTGCTATTATATCACCAGTGGTAATAATATCACCCCCAGCAACAACTAAACCACTCGCACTTATTTCACCCCCCACAGTTAATGTATGAGTTGGACTTTGTTTGTTTATACCAATCCTATTAGTTCCACCATCTACAAATAACATATGAGCACTACCAGTAGATTCAACTCTAAAATTAACATCCTTTCCACCCTCATTAAAAGTAACCACGTCACCTATATCAGATTCTACCGCTCTCATCATTTCAACACCACCAGCAGTAATAGTAACTAAGTCAGATAAAAAACTTATTCCAGTATCAACATCATCTTGATGAAGTATATTATCAGTAACAAATATATCATTAACATTACCAATGTTAAAATTAAAATTATCAGAACCACTTATTTCATAAGTATCTGTATCAACATCATAACCCATTCTCAATGCTACGACTGAAGCAGCTCTTTCATCTACAAATTTTATATATCTATCCGAACCTGTATCTATTAAAATTGGAACATCTGAATTAACATCAGAACCACCTGCAAAAGTTAAAGTATCAGAAATATTAACATTACCTAAATTAGCATTACCTTGAAATATATTGGCCTCATCATCTGCTGGTAATCTAACTTGGTCAACATAAATCCATTGGTCACTTGGTAATCCTAAAACATTAGTTACTTTCTCACCTATGAATTTATATCTTAATAATCTGTCATATTCCGTATCCAATGCTGTGAATTGAATTGAACCAGTATTTGCACTACCACTTAATGAAGCACTTATAAGATTAGTGTTTTTTCCAAAATAATTACTAGAACCTCCAGCTCCATTAACAACCTCACCAGTAAAAATAGTTTCGTTTTGGTAAGAGGCAGAAACCATTCTTCTAACTCTATCTCTAACCATAGAAGCAGACATAAAATTACCATCTTCTGTAGTATCAATAAAACCATTGGGTAGAAAATTACTTCCACTTGAATAATAAGAGGTTTTATTTCCTTCAACGGTTTCTAATAATATTCTTAATTCATATCTAGGCATTATGACTTCGCCTTACCTTTTGTAGGTATGTTGGTGGCTACACCTTTAACATTATAAGTAGTACCAGTAACTGAATTTTTACGAGTTGTAACACTATTTTTTGCAAATGAAAAATTACCTAATGATGTTTTTATTTCGTGTTTAGATTGTAACACCTTTGGTGAATCAGCATTGATTAAATTTTTTCTTATTTGAATTGGAAACACACATCTGTAGTTCATGGCACCAATAAATTTTTCAGGTATTTTATCTCGTGTATTTGATTTATTTTGTAAACTTCCGACAATAGTTAAAGTACCTTCACCATCTGTTATATCCATATACGTCCTTAATGGGTCTCTCAACACTTCAACAAAACCAACTGCAACACCATTTTTTTGTTTTATAGAGGTAACATCTGACCTCAAGACAACATTATTAATTGATTTAAATTCAAACAATATACGAGAATTAGGTCTTAATTCATATTCTTGTTTTTTAGAATCTAAAATTGATAAATTAAAATAATGTTTTCCAAATGATAATTGTTCTGGTAAACCATCAACAGAAAAAAACATTGGATTGTTTGAATTACCTTCAAGAAAAACATCTATTTCATCTAAATCATATCTATTTGCATATGTTAAAGTACTACTAAAATCCGGTGGATAAGGCATTTCAATCTCCTATTGTTTCATATATAAATATTAATTAATGAAATTATTTGAATTTATATTTTTGATTTTTAATAATTCTTAATAATTATTATTAAATAGAGGAAATTAATTATGGACAAAAAAATAAGGTCTATATCAATATCATATGGGATAGACGAAAAACTAATTGTTGATAGCAAGTCAAGAGGATTGACTATATCAGCAAACATCACAAGAATATTATTTGATTACTTTCAGAACCAACCAAGAGAAGGTGATAAGATTTTAAAAGTCTAATTCATCACCACTTTACTTAATCCATTGTTTACATTAATAGGAATCAATGTATCCATATAATCTTTAATCGTATCCAAGTGAGTAATAATCATAGTGAAATCAAATTGAGTTCTCAAGTATTGAAATGCTCCTTGCATATTAGCAATATTATCACTATCTAAAGCACCGAATCCCTCATCCACTATAATAAAGTTTGGACGAGGTAATGTTGATACATTGATTAATCCTATACGAATAGCTAATGAAGATACGAATCTTTCCATTCCACTTGATAATTCAAGATTCCATTTATCCTCACCATAACATATAAAGGCATCAATCATTTTATCTTTCATCTCCAATTCAATATGGAAACCTGCATTCATATTTTCCAATACATTATTGATTTCTCTTTCTATTGAAGGAATAGCTTTTGAGATTAATTCATATGGAACACCATCTTTGGATAGAGCCATCAAGTATAAATCATAATCCAATATCTTTTGTTCTATGTCAACAAGTTTTTGAATATCATCTTCTATCTGTTGTTTTTGGTTTTTAGCAACTGATAGTGTGGATAATACTTTTTTATATTGTTTATCTACTTCTATTGATTCCATTTGTAAATTAGATATTTGAGTGGTTAAAGTAGATATTTCATCATTTAACTTTTTATTGTTTTCAATCTTTTCTTCTAATTCATAGTATCTTGATATATTGGATTCTATTGTTTTTAAATCTGATTCAATGTGTTTTAATCTACTTTCTTGTGTAGAAATCTTACCACCAATCTTAACTGCATCGTGTTGTATTTGATTTAATTCTTCAGAGAATATTTTAAACTCACGATTTCTTTCTTCAGCATTTCCTAACTTTTGTAATCCATATTCTGTCTTTTTATAATGAGCTGTTAGATTGGAATGTTCATCATATAATTTATCTATTTGTGTTTTTATTTCCTCTTGTTCGTGTATTTGTTCTTTACCATTCTTTATACAATATTCACAATTCTCATCATATGTAAATTTCATTAAATCAGAATTATGATGATTTAAAGACTTGGTTTTAGATTCATTTAATTTTATTTTGTTTTCATAATCATTTAAATCTTTTTTTAGTTCTTTCCAATTCTCATAATCTTCTTGTATTTTTTCTTCATCAATTTCAGATAACTTTTTATGATAATCCATATACATTGGACGAAGCTGTTCTTTGTATTCTAAGTCATCTTTTAATTGATTTTCAATATTAAATTTTTCGGTATTTAAATTATCTTTATTTGTTTGTAATTCTTCTATATCATAGGTCTCATCTATCTTGTAAAGTTTTCTAACTAATTCAATCTTATCACTTTCTAATTTAGTTAAGTCCTTACCAATAGATTTATCTTTATTGGATAATTCGGTTTCATCTTTTTCCAATTCACCTATTCTTTGATTAATAACACCAATTTCTTTATAGGAATCTTTCTTTTGGAATTGTCGTAACATAATTCGTTCTTCATTAGAGTCAGATTTAGCGATTGTTTCCAATTGTTCAAACACCTCAATGTCCATAAAAGTAGAAAGAATTTTTTTTCGTTCCGCCTGTTTCTTGTCAAGGAAGTTCATACCATTGGTTTGTAGCGATAATGAGGTAAGGATGAAGTCGTCAAATGTTCCTAACACTTTCTTGATTTCCTCGTTTGTTCCAGTACCATAAGTTGAGTTAAACCTAGCTGCTCCACTTAAATCCACTTCTTCACCTGAATCATCTATCATATAGAACTTAACCTTTACTGGACATTGATGAGATACCTTACCATTCTTATGATTCACTCTTTTATATTTAGCATCTCTTTCAATCCAATAATCCATACCATTGATTTCTAAATTCAATTTAGCCTTAAATGTAGTTTTCTTTTTATTCATTACATCCAACGCTCGATTAGTTCTACTACACACATCATAAATTGTATATGCAATCGCATCCATTATAGCTGATTTACCACTATGATTCGGAGCAACTACACCAATCGTTCCATCCAATTTAGTGAAGTCAATCTTGTTTCCTTTTCCATAACAAAACATATTGTCAAATTCAAAAGACTTTATTTTCCAATCTACATTTCTTGTAATATCACCATCATATATTTCTGGTGAATTATTTGTCATTTTATTTATTTCTTGAACTCTTTTAATTGTTTCTTCATCAACACCTTCAACATTTCTTTGTAAAAAATCTTCAATTAATTCATTCTGATAATTAACATCTCTTACATCACCGATGTCTAATTTATTCTCTCTATCATCACCGATTGAAATATTGTCTTGTCTTTCAGTAACTATTTCTTTTAATCTTGGATATTGTTTTCTTAAACCGATTTGTATATCTTTAATCTGTTCTAATGTTGTATCCCAAAACTTTATCTTCACTCTACCTTTAGGTGGCATAAATGTTAACTCATATGGATTACCTGTTGTTGAGTTTTGTATTTCACCCTTTTCTACTCGTAAGATTTTATACCCATAATCATTCTCTACTTCGTGATAAGTAGCTTTTCTTTTCTCTACATCCCACAATAAAAATCCGTGACTTGGTTCTTCTGAATAATTCTGTTGAATCAATGAACCAGGATATGCGATAGTTTCTTCTTCATTCAAAAATTGTCTTTTATGTATATCACCCAACAACACCATATCATATCCATCAAATGTGTCATTCGTCACTCTATCATCTTGAACTTGAAATCCATTATCATAAAAGTGTTTATCCACTCCACCATGAAATAAAGCAATCTTGGTTTGTTCTCTATGATTATCAGGTGAAGGCATTGTATCTGTTCTCTGTTTACCCTCTTTATCAATATCAAAAATAGACAAATGAGCAAAGTCAACATTATCCATTGTATAAACACCTGTCTTTTTCCAATAATGTAAATTAGGTGTAATCTTTTTAACTAAATCCACAATAGGTGATAATGTGTCTTCTCTTGATTTATTGTTTAGATTACAATCGTGATTACCTGGTATGACAATCGTGGGAGCTATCTTACTTAACTCTAAAAAGAAGTTTGCAACCATTCTGACTTCTTCAGGTGAGGTGTCAAGTTTTCCGTGAACAACATCACCACCAATAAAGATAGCATCTGGTTTTAAGTCTTTTAATTGTTTGTATAAATTTTTAAATACTTGTCTGTATTCTACAAACCTATGTAGTTTACGAATATGTATATCTGCTAAATGTGCGATTGTTTTAATCATCCAATGACTCCAATATTTCTTTTGTTTGTTCCCAACCTGATGTATGATAATATTTACAATTATCTGTTTCTTCCATTAATTTTGCAAGTGGATAATCATTACCACCTTTTTCTGTTCTATCACCTATAAAAATAAACTCAGTATCAACATTGTATATATCAGGATGAACTTTTTTAATAATATCACCAGTTATGTGTTTCATTATCTGTGATTTATCGTGTCCTTTTGGGTAGATGTCTATTGATATTTGTCCCCCAAGAACTGCATCTAAATCTTTAAATTTGTGTTTTAAAAATAAACTAATTTTTTTTCTTTCACCTCTTTCAGTATCCCATTTAAAAAAATCTTCTCTTTGTTTTTGATTACAATTTCTACCCACAATACTAAAGTTTACCATTGAACCTCTATCTTCAATATGATTACCATAACGATGTTTATATTGATTACTCATCAAGACAACCTCTAATGTGTTTTTTAATTTAGTTGATAATTCAAACTTATTGTCATAAATCAATTCATTATCTTTCCACATCTGATTTCCACAACAAGTGAATATAGCCTCGGCCCTATCAATATAAGCTGTTGGTAATTGTTCTTTTGTTTTTTCTAAATCACTACCTGTAACTAAATAGTATTTATTTTTTCTTACCAATTCTTTTTTAATTTCTGGATATGCAAAAGAATTTTTAAAAATACCTTCACTACTCCAGACATCAAAGAATTTAGCAAACTCTTCTGTCATTGGTAATCTTGATGGTGTTAGTGTTCCATCTATATCGAACATAAATATTCTATCCATATAACCTACCTTTTATAATATCTGAAAATTTTGATTGTTGAGTTGTATTGAGTAATTCCCAAAACTTTGTGAAACCTAATTCTGAAGGGTCTTTATCTTTCATATTTAATAAGTATGTAGAAATTCCATAATCCATTAAAAACTTGGATAACTTAATTGCATCTTGTCTCGCGTCTTCATCCAATGCTACATATATTTGTTTTACATTCTTTTCTACTAATCTCATAACCAATGTTTTACTTGGAAACTTACCCAATAAAGGTATAGCATTTCTTCTAATAGCAATAGCATCAAACACACCCTCAACTAAAACAATGGGTTCATTCCAATTTATAAACATTTCAAAACATACTGTATCTTTTGACATTGGTGGATTCTTATATTTAAAATTTGAATTTGGAAACATATCTCTTGCTATGAAATAATTCAATTTACCATCTGCATCATAACTTGGTATAATGATACGATTAGCATAACCATTAGAAGAACAATAACCCATAGAATAACGAAGAATATCAATACCACCTATTCCTCTCTTCTTCAAATAACTTATAGCATTTTTATACAATGGGTCAGTTGATGGTTTCCAAAGTGGTTGATAACATTGTGGTAATGAAACATTGTATTCTGTCTTTTCGTCTTTTTCGTGTTTAATACCTTTGTAATCACCAAGTATCCTCAGAACCTCAGAAATGATGTTTTTAGGAGCGTTTATCTTTCGTAGGAGTATTCCTATCTTATGTCCACCTTGATTACAAACCCAACAATGCCACTTTTGTGTTTCAAAGTTTACTTGAAGTTTTTTCTTGTGATGATTACAGAAAGGACAATGGAAAGCATGTTCTCCACCCTTCATCTCATAACTTGGATATAAAACTTTTTCTAATAATTTAACTAATTCGTATTTATACATTTAAGACAATATACGAAGGTTTTGGTATTAAAGTCAAGCTTTTTTTTCGAAAAGTGACATTACCAAACCATCATACATATCGATATTCCTTTTGTCCCAATTTCCTCTTGAAGTTTCTTTACACCATTTTGATGTGTTATACATTTTTTCTATTTCCTCTTGAACAAATTGTTTTGCTTTTTTACCCTTGACTCTAGCTTTTCCAAACACTTGTTTTCTAGCAGTCATTGGATTTATACTATGAACATTAAATTCAAAATTCTCCAACATAAAACAAAGTATTGCATTAAATTTTGCTAACTTGATAATAACTTGTTGTGAAGTTCTTCCACCAGCAAAACCTGATAAATTATCTTCAATGTTAATATCCATAACACTATCAATATACGAAGAATTATTTATAAATTCAAGCACTTTTTGAACTTTATCTTTGGGTGTTTTTTCTTTTTTGATGTCGATGAATCCCATATCGAGAATCTTCTTATCTTCTGTGAATGCATATCCAACACAAGTTGTGGATGCATCTAATCCTAGTGTAACCATTTGTTTCCTTATATGTCTAATTTTATTTTAAATGTTGTTGCTATTTTTTTACTCTTTTTTATTGGTTTTGGTAAAGTAGCTCTAATGATTGGATTAACTAAATCATCATTACTATATAAATTTATTCCTGTAATATATGGACTAAAATTACTACCAGTAAAATCTCTTGATAAAAATTTAGTATTAAGTTTGAGCGCACCACTTATAGGGCTTCTTAATGTGTGGTTCATTGAAGAATTGTATTCATTTGGGTTTACCGTAACACTATATTCATGTGTATGTATTGTATTATGTGAATCAAACTTTAAATTATAATTAGTTCCTAAATCTGAATATTTAACACTACCACTCCAAGAACCTGTTTCCGTTAATACAACTAAACCTTGTTTATAAAATATGTTTCCTACATAATTTTCCGATGATGATATTGAAGTACTTGAACCATTTAATGTTCCATGATTAATATTGGCATTAGTTGCATATAAATTACCATTACCATCATCTTTTATTTTTGGATTATTACCACTATTATCAGTATTATTTAAATCTATATATTCAAAACTACCTTCTTTTATTTGCTCTCCATAATATGTAGATGGGATGGTTATTAAAGAACTACTTGGGTATCCGTGATATTTAGTTAAAAATTGTTTTCCAACTACTTTATTAACAGAAAAATTAACACCAGGCGATGCAAACTTTAATTCACTTCCATATTTTGGAGAACCACTTGTGTAGAATAAAACATTTAATGAATCCCAATATTTAGTGTTGATTGAGCCAGACACTATTTTAAAAGATTCTATACCAGCCGATGATGTTGTTAAATTCTGCGTATAGTTTACAGTATTCCGTTGAACAACAGTCGATGTTTTATTAATATCTTTGAATACAAACATAACATATCATTAGTAGGTTAACTTAACTTTAATCGTTGCTTCTGAACTAAAATTCTTTTTCAATGGTGTTGATAAATTAGCTACAGCAACCATCTCTTGATTTTCATTATATAATTGAACCGATGTAATAAATGTTTGAGGATTACCTTTCATTTTACTATGTCTTAATTCATTATTTGAACCACTAACGAATGTTGGATTGTTTGAAAAGTTTGCTTGTCCACTTCTAACTCTACAAAAATATTGAGCACTTACTTGGTCTTCTTCATCTCTAAATGAAAGTTTAGCACCAGTAGATGCATGATTGTCTACTGATAAACAATTTATAAATCTTAGAGCATTTTTTCTATTAGCATCTGTTGATTTTGCAAATCCAAAACCTGCATGTCTACGATTATTAAACACTACAGTTTCATTTATATATCCAAGACCAGCTGAACCACTAACTCCAGGAATTGATGCTGACAACTCAGCAGCACTAAATACTAATATTCCAGCGTCAGGATAAAAGAAACCATATGTTCTATCTGAAGCACCACTACCACTAATAGTTCCAGCCGAACCACTTACAATGTTATATCTATCACCAACAGGTGTGGCAGTTGGTGTTTTGTTGGCACTATCATCTGTTAAATCAAGTTTAGGAGCTCCAACACTACTTCCAGTATGATTAGCTCCTGCAGTTCCTGCAGATGTTGAACCACTTAATGTAAGTGTCCAAGTTCCTTTATTAATTCTATCTTTCATATTACTTCTTTTAGCAGAAAGAATATATATTTCTTCATCTCTACCACTTACAGTTGAAGTTCCATTAGTAGGTGCAGTTGTTAAACTATTATTATTTGAAATAATAAAACCACCAGTTACTTCTGTAGGAGCCAAAAGTAAATTAGCGTATTGTTTATAAATTGCTTCTGTTTCAGCTTTTGTGTTTGCTTCAACTAATGAACCATATCCATTTAAACTACCAAATGATACATTCCACTCTTCAACTGTAGGAGTATCTGTATTCGATATTCCAAAGAAATAAGTTTCATTTGTACTTGTCAAATGAGTTGACTGAGTTACTTTAGCAGCTGCGAGTGTTTCCGAACCATCTGAATGATATGGTGAAGTAACTTTTTCTACAGTGGTAATTTTATCCATACCCTCCGTTGAATCTAATTTTATATTTGTTCCTGCTATAGCCATTTAATAATCTCCTAATTTAAATTTATGGTGCGCCTATTCCACCACTTGATAATAAGTTTGATGCTGGTTTTGTTCTATTATTAGTTACAGTGAGTACAATCGTAGCTCCTGTTTCGTTGTCATTAAAGTAAATGGTTGAAACTTGTCCAGCATTATCTTGTGATTTAAATTGTAATGTTATAGTAGATAATCTATCACTTCCATCTACTTCAGCTGGTATATCATAAGCGATAGCTTGTGGTACTTCTTCACTACTTAAAAATCTTCTAATTACAGTTGTTCCACTTATACCTTGACTTTCCGATATACCATTACCAGTTGAAATATCAACAACACTTGGTCTTTGAACAACTGCAGTAACACCTTGATTATTAGCACTTGAAAATCCAACTAATCTAAGAGTAATCAATTGTGACACAGGATCATCATTGTTATGTGTTATAGTTGTTGAATTTTTTGAATCCGTTCCACTTAAAACAAAAGCAGGAATTGCTATAGAACTTTGATTTAAACTAATTAATCTATTACTCATATTATTAAAAGCATGAACACTAGCTTCTAACATTGGTAAGTTTTCAATAGCTTCACCATATTTAGCTGAACCACTTGGATGACTTACATTCCAAAGTGTATAATCAACACCTGAATCAGAAAGAGTAAAAGAATCTATGTTTAAGCTTTTACCATCTTTTAAAAGTTCTCTACCTTTTTTTGTTAATACTGCATCAACCGTAATTGATGTATTGTCTAATAATCCCATTTATTTTCTCCTACTTTGAAGTAATCTTAAATACTTTAATTCATATATAAATATTGATAAATTAAAAAAATATAGTATTTTTTAATTAGTTTAACCATATGTTACATCACCACCAGAACCTATAGTTGGTTCACCACTATCTTTTATAATTATTTGATTTTCTCCACCAGTTACTGTAATACTATAGAAAGAAGATGTTGATAAATCTTCATCCTTTGTAGTTGGTGATGTTTTTGGAAAAAATCCTGGATTTGTATTTTGTGTTCCATTATACATTTGTTCTTTAAATGGATTACTAAATTTTGTTACATGATTGTTCGGTAAGATAATATCACCATTTGAACCTGTTGTGAAATATCTTGTTTTACCCATCATTCTACCACTAAATATACCAACACCTACTCCAAAATTCTTAGAATCATATTGAACTGATGATGGAACATTTTCAGTTATTTGCAGTCTGTTATAAAATCTTTCGTAGTTATTAAAGTCAGTAGCGTTACCAAATGAAGCTGAATAATATTCTGTATCTCCAATCATATGAAATATATTTCTTGTATCAATATGTCCAACATTATAGTCACTAAAAGAACCAGAATCAGTAGAGGCATAATTTATAAAATGTGTATCGTTTGAACTTGTTCCCCAACTATTATGTATATTAACAAATGATTTATTATGATGTGTTGGAATATGATTAATAGATCCTGAGTATGGAAATACAACAGAACCTGTAACTCCACCTTTTCTTAAAAAATTAGGAACTTGATTACTACCAGTTTGATAATTATTACCCATATCTATTGAACCAGATTTAGGGAAAACAACACTACCTGGATTAAATACTATAGAATTATTTATAAGTATTGATGAGCCTGACTTAGGAAAATCAATTGAACCAGTAACTCCAGCTGGTTGTAAAAATGGTGAATGAATATATCCTTTACTAGCAGAATAAGCATTACCTAAACTAATTGATGAACTATATGGCAACTCAAGGTTAGCAACAAATGATTGTTGTTTATACTCTGTATTTTCTACAAAAATAAGACTACCACTTGCTAAATTTGGATTCACTTCAACTGAATGTTGTTTATTGTCATATTTATTTTTTTCAAGTAAATTTTGTTTTATAGTTACACCAAAACCACTTCTGTTATCACTTAATGTTGAACGAGCTGGAACTAAAGATTTTAATCCTTCAGATAGTGAATAATTAAAAACATTTTCATTAGCTCTTATAAATTTATTAACATCGATTTCAATTGGAAACGATTTAAAAAAGTTGTGTCTTAAACTATCTAATTCTGTATAAGATGATGAATAAAAACTTAGTGGATTACCATAAAATTTTTGAAATTCAAAAGTATCTGTTCTATCTAAAATATGACTATTTACAATATCAGTTATTGATTTATCTAATTCTAATTTACTTGATTTATTATCAACACCCCTATCTACCACTGTAGTTGATGGTATTCGTGCATTTAAATTACCAACTACTCTATATGATGGATTTATAGTAATTTTGTTATCATTTACAATATCTTGATTGTTATCTTTTAAACCAACGACTACTTGTTTTACAATATCAAAACCATAAGTTAAAGAACTTGTTAAAAAACTACCTGTTTTTTCAAATGAATAATTTGTTGGTAAATTTGTTTTTGGTGCAACATCAATAAAAGACATTAATTGAGTAGAAGATGATACTGATGAAGTGCTATAATTTTCATTTAATTTAAAATGATAAATCAACTCATCTCTATGAGAGTTTATTGTATTACCAACAACAGAAAATTTATTAAGAGTGTGTAATCTAAATTTAGATTTACTTAATGGACTATTCCATGCTTTTATTTCAGCCAAAGAACCACTAAGTGTTCTACCAACCACTAAATTAGAAGAATCTGTAGTCGCTCTACTACCAGTTAAAACAAAATTTTGATTTGCATAATAATTAGTATCAGCCGCACCAGTTATATATGAATTTGATAACCCACCACTCACAGACATTGTAACATAATTATATGTTTCTATTTGTTTATCATTTTGAAATGTCGTATGTAATCTATATTCATTTGTTCCACTACCACTTATACTTGATGTCATTCTTTGTAACATCACATTCCAAAGTTGTCCATCTAATATTTTTGAATATGCAGTAGACATTGATAACGCATTAGTAGTTATAGCACCTGAACCTGTGTTTGAGTTATTTAATCTAAATTCAAACGAAGAACTTAACCCATCAGCACTTGGAACTAATCTTAAATCCCATAATTTTTGATTACTACTACCACTTGATTCTAAAATTGTTTGCGTATTAGTTGAACTATTATGTTTATAAACAAATTCGATTGTGTTAATGTCAGCATTGTTTCTATACCATTCAAGATTAAAAGCTCTTAGTGGATTATTCTGAAACATATAATTAAATAATTTTTTATCTTTACTATTAAATTGAACAGAATTACTTTGATTTCTTAAATCTAAATCAACACTTGAATCACTTGATGCTGGATTTGAATCATTTATTGGATTGCTGTCACCTTGACTTTCTTCATAGCCAGTTCCAAATTCATTCATTGGTATAATATCAGGAGGATAACCATAAACATTTAATAAACCTCGAACAGCATTTTTTGTTCCTTTTGATTTGTAAATGTATATTAAATTATTAAGTGTTTTTCTCCAAGTGTTGTTTTTAATATCATCAATTGAAGTGACACCACTTAGATAAGAACCTAAAGAATCCGATAAACTACCACTAAATGGATTAATGGCTTGATACCCAATATTATCTAACAACATTGGATAAATGTTTTCTGGTGCTGAGTCTAATTCATCATACCCTCTAGAGTGAATAGTATTCAATCCATCAATGTGATTTTTAATAACATCATATTGTTCACCTTGAAGTGATAAGAAATCTTTTAAATCACCATATTCAGAACTTTCTTGAATATAAAGAGGTAAATTGTTTTCAAGTGAATGAATATTATTAGTATCAAATGTTTCAGCTTTGGTTAGTAAATCATTATACCAATTAGTCCATTCAGTAGAACTTGTATGAAATAAGTTATCAAATGGTAGAGCGTTTTTTGGATTGTCTAATGTTATTTTTACATCTGTAATTTTGTTTTCAAGTATTCCATCAGGATGTAAATATAAATTATTAACTTCATTATTAGTTAATGTTCTTCTATAAAATCTTACTTCATCAATTTTACCTGGAAATTTATTAGAAAGAGTTGCCCCATCGTTTCCTATCCTCGCACCTATACCAATTTTATTACCAACATTAATTTCACTGCCTTGGTCTGTTAAATCAATTGTAGCTGAACCAACTTCAACACCATTAACATATAATTTAACATTAGCATCTCTATCAACCACTGCAGCTACATGTGAATATTCATTTTTTGCAATTGTTGCTGAACTATCCACAGTAACAAGTGCAGAACCCTCTATTGCAAATCCAATTCCAAATGGATGTGCTCCATCATTTTCACCTGTCTTATCTCTTAAATCAAATACAAAACCTGAACCACCACTATCAGCTCTCTTACCAACAATTACATCAAATTCTGCAATATCATCACCTGGATTTATCCAAGCAGTAATACTAAAATCAGTAGAGGATAAATTACCAAAAGCATCGGCAGCTAATTCAACATAATCATTTGTACCATCAAGTGACAATGCAGTATTACTAGCACCATCGGTGTCATAAGTCGCTCCATTTTTTAATGTTCCATTGTTACCATTACCTGAAGTGTCCGTTGCGGTAGTTCCACTACCTTCGTCAAATCTATATAAAGCTTGTAAATCTTCTGCTAATTCATTTTTATAATATATTCTAAACAATTCACCAGCAGGCATTGCTGAACCTTTAAATTTAACACCACTACCTGTTACAACAGTTGAATAGTTTTGATACTTCCCACTTGAATCTCTTACAAGTGCTGAACCTGTTTTAAAACTTCCACTTAAAATTTCTATTTCACTTGAACCAGCATTAAAATTAGAAATTCGAGAAAAATCACTATCAACTTCTGCTGTTGGAATAAAATAAGAATGAGATGTATGAAAAATATATCGTTGATATGCACTTCCAGTAAATTTAGGTTCTAATAAATTTTCTTTAAATTTTGAATCTTGTGGAAATGCAACACCAGAACCATTGAAAACTCCAAAACCATCTCCAGTAACACCATTTTTTTGTCTATTTGCAAAAGTAAATGCACTACCACTATCGGCTTTCATTAAGAATGATAAATAAATTGAACTACTATAATTAAAAAATGGTTTGTTTTGAACAAAATATTTATCTGTAAAAATATCAACATATTTACCTGTGATATTCTCAGATGAATGATGATACACTACATCAAAACCATCTCCACCATTTATTTGTCCTTTATACTCACCAACTTTATATTTTTCAGCTATTGGAATGGTATCAGCATAATTCACTAAACTTGGAGCTGATGCAGTTGAATTATTTTGTCCATCATAATATAAAAATCTTTCATAAGGTGTGAAGGATTGTATTTCTTTATTTATTTTACTGAAATAATCTTTTCTTAAATTTATTACCGCAGTTGAATCAGCATCTATGGAACACGAAGTATTGAGTGAACTTGATATTTTAGAATAATGTCCTTGAATAGTAGATACTTTACTATTAAAATTTTGTAGTTTCTTTTTAGCCGAACCAAAAAATGTGTGATTTTCAAATTCATTATAATCTATATTTAAATTTGGATAATAATGTGAACTACCTGAAGTATATTGTTTTAATGCATTATCAGATAATGAAGAACTTAATTCATCATAATTTTGAAACTCAAGATTTTCAGTTTGGTTTGGATTTATCCAATTTTCTAAGTTATCAGGCGTTAAACCCAATCCAATAACTTGAGGTTCAACATCAGAAAAATAATAAATTTCTGTTGTTTGTGTTATTAGTTTTTCAGATTCAATTGATACTAACTTTTGATTATTAAAACCTAAAGGTATTGGTTTATATAATCTTAAAATAATTGATTGATTTTCTTTACCATCAGTTACACCATCAAATTCAAAATTAGTAATTGGTATATGTTTACCATCACCAACATTTAATAAATGATTAAATTTATATCCTGTAGTTGGGTTATTTAGAGTAAGTTGATTTAATATATCATTATATGGATAATTAAAACTACCATCAGTATTTCTTTGTAAATCATGATTTAACAATTTTAATCTAACTTCTTTTCTTGAAGTTGAAATTTGTTTAATTATAAAATCATATGTGTTTCCAACATAACCTGGATTACGGTAAGCGTCTGAATCTAATGGACCTTGATTTGGATTTTCATCACCTGTAGGTGCATAATCAGTATAATATATTTCACCTCCAGATAGTTGTTGACCTATATTATAGACAATATCAGGTCTTCCTACATCAGACCATTGAACTGCATCTGATACAGTTAAATCTCCATCACCACTAATATCAACCTCTTGTATGTATTGAGGTTGTGGAAGATTTGAAAGATACTCTGAAGTAATATTGCTTGGATTAAGTTGTTTTAAAAAATCAATCTTTATACTGTATTTACCTTCAGGAAGTTCTTTGTCGTTAAATAATTCATTTGGTTTTACAAAGTATTTTACCTCATTACCATCGTCTCTTTTATATATTTTAAAATCATTAAACGAAGTAGCTCCATCTGCTACAGGCTGACCAACTAATCTTCTTTTAGGTTGAGTTCCTGTAAAAAATGCTGATTCATTTATGTAGAATGTTATTTCACTTAAAGAAGAATAAAAAACAGCTTTTTGATTTACTATTTCAGTATCTGCAGCACCAACAGTATATTGATAAATTTCATTTGAAATTTGATTACCTTCATTTATAGTGTAAAGAGAAATTCTTACATAATCATCACTTGATAATTGAATATTTATTTCATCATTAGCAATTAATTGATAATCATCATTGTTAAAATCATATTCTAAATTAGGCATGACTATATTGCTCCATTTTCTTTAGTTCTTCTTGGTGTTTTTATATATGAATCTCTTCTCATTGGTTGATTTTTCTCATTCTTTTTAATTTTATAATCTCCGATTATTAATCCTTTGTTTGAATTTCCACTTGAGTCATATATAGTTTTATCTGTAATGTTTCCAGTATTAAATTCTAATTTACAATTTTGAGACAAAATTAAATCTTTGTTATCATTTATAAATATCTGTCCAACAGAATTATCTTCAGAATAAGTTCTTTCTATTGTTGAACCATCCCAATATAATCCACCATCCACAACAGCATCATATCGATATGGATAATTTAAAAACTCACTATCCCCATCCACATTTGTAAATTCATCTGCTGGTTCTGGTGTTGGATAATTACATTCATTATTAAAATCATAACCAAGTGTAGTGTTTGAATCATAGTTAAGTGCATTTTCATCTCCACAACCTATTTCAGGTTTAAAATATTGTATTTGGAAACCAGAATTATTTAGGGATTCATTTAAAAATGCAGCTGTAATGTTTTCAACCTGAGATTGAGTTTCTATCCAATCTCCTTGTTCAGAGTGAATTATTAAATTCATTAAAGTTCCACAACCACCAATAGGACCAGAATTACCAGCTGGACTTTTAAAACTAACAACTCTTGCTGTATCACCATCACCTTCGTTAGAAAAATTTGTTACCCAATTGTAATCTTGTAAAGCACCACCTTGAGTTATATCCAATATAGTATATGGATTTTGAAGGTCGAATTGAATACCTTCAATTGCAACTTGGTTTGTATCAAATTTATATAAAACACTACCTTGTGAATTTATAAAAATATGATTATCAGGTATTCTCTCATCACATCCATCTGTTATTATTCCACTTGGAAGTGGTGCATCTTGATATTGTGCAGGAAAGTTATTTTGAGCCCATTTAATTATTTCTTGTCCAATATCTTGTGCCGTAGTTTCAAGAGCTGCTTCAAATTCAGTAAGAGTTTCTTCAGTTGTATCATCTGCCCAAGAATTAACATCTGTCATAAATCCTACATAATTGTAAAAACTAAATGATAGGTTTACCCACCACCATAAAGAAGTCGCTTGAGATTGTAAAAAGTCACTATTGATAGAACCAAAATCCCAAAGGGAACTATTATTTCCGTATCTATCAGGAAAGGCTTCAAGCCAAAATTCAGAAAAAGATGGATAACCAAATTCTGCATCACTTACTGAAGGAAATTCATTTCCGTGATGTATTCTTTGCCATTGTGATATAAGATTATCTAAAGGTGGTGGAAAAAGAGAGTCTGTTGTTTGCCAAACAACTCCTCCACCATCATCTGAACTTCCACCATTAATATTTTCATCAAAATTAAAATCTATGTTTGTGTAAAAAAATTCAACCCAATCTGAATATAATTTATCTCTATTAAAGTCAGCTATAAAATCATAATAAGTATAATTAAAATCATATGTGCAATCATTAAATTCACATTTATAATGTTGACCTGGATGTCCCATCGCAGACATCGCATAATAACAAAATTCATTACCTCCAATATCATCATACCACCAACTAAAATCAGCAAAATTAAAAAAATCATATCCTGATTGGATTCCATTATATGTAGAGGTTTGAGGAGGACAAGATAGTGGACTATTGTTAAAACCAGTAGCACCACCAGTCCAATAATTATCGGATGGTGTCCACATATCTGGACCAAAATAACCTCCAGGAGGAGCTCCACCTTCACCAGTATCAGGATTAAATGCATTACCCCAAGTATTCCATTGATTACCCATGACTTGATTTTGACTTGGAAGATAATTAACAGGAGCACCAATGTTTGAGAAAAAATAATCTTCACTACCATGTGAAAATAAACCTTCTAAAGGAGTTGGTAATGCAGATGTTGGTGGCCATTTTGGTGTACAATATCGTATATCGTTAATATCATCACCATTTATATCACTTTGAGTTTTACACTGCCCATACTGACCACCTGTAGGTGTAAACAATGTATTAAAATTATTAACATAACTATTCCAATAAATACTTTCATATAACTCATCTGGTAGATTATTGTCTGATACTTTTGGACATTCCTCTCCATTTAAACATCGTTCATTCACATCAACCCAATGAGCTATATCAGGCCTTCCGTGTTGTAACCAATAATTAACATCATCATTACTAAAACTTAATGTTGAAGGTGAAACTTGGTTTTCAACAAGAGTGTAATCTTGTAAATACACACTACTAAATTCTTCATAAAAAACAGGAAAAGAATAATCATCTAATGCGGAAGGAGTTATGTCATTAATCTCATAATAATCAGATGGTATTTCTAAAAGAGTATTCATATCATAAATACCTGTATTAAAGAATCTAACTTGTTCTAAATCCATTTTTTCTATATTTTCACCAAGTTCATCATTTTCTCTAGCTTCAACCAAAAATGTTTCATCAATTATATCCAAATTACCAATTTTACCACCACCCAATATATCATTGATTGACTTTGAATATTTTGAATCTTCACTTATACCACCAATGATTGGAGTCGTGTAAGGCCAAGGTATAGTAACATAATCATCACCACCAACTTGACCAAAGTCTGGAAATTCATTTGTAGGTATATCTAAAAATATACGAGTGGTTATTAATTTCCATCTAATTGGTTCAATGCTAAGATTATAAACACCCGATATATCCATCTCTGTCCGATGAGAAATCATAACAGTTTTAATTGTTTTAATTCCAGGTGTGTTATAATTATTTGTTAATTTATTTCTCAAGCCCATTTGAGTTGTATTACTCATATATTGTGGAATATATAAATTTTCACTTTGTTTTTCTATTAATTCATCCATTGTTTCAGGATAATTTGCTAACACATCATTTATACTTTCATAAACATTTTCTCTATCATCCCAATCAATTACAAAAAATAAGTAGTCAGCATTATTTGGATTTTTTATTGTTGTGGAATTTGAAAATTCATATTCTTGATTTGTAAATTTACTATATAATTCTATATCTATATTGTCTTCTTGATTATTTGGTAAAGCTGTATAGAATAATGTTAACCCATCACTACCATATGGTTCGGGATGAACCACTACATCAAAACTTAAATTTACTACATTTGGAGCTGATACTAATATCCTTTCATCTTTATCTTCATAATATATTTGAAAATCTTTTTCCTCTTCAGTTAATAATTCTACATATGGAATTGGTAAATAGTCTGCAAATTCTGAAGTATAATAATATCCATTTTCTGTTGCTGAATTATTTCCGTAATTGAAATTATCTTTCGGTTTTAATAACTCATTACTTGGAAGCATGTTAAGTATTAACTCATTAATTTGGTCTTGATTATAAGTTGCAATTGGTGGAGTAACAGCTGGATTTTCTTGTTTATATTCTGTTGGTGGATTGTAATCTGCACTTTCTTCATCCACACCACCTAAAGTATTTATCGTTACATTAAGTTCTCTACCTGTAAATATTGCAGCATAATCTTGATTAGTTGAATTTACTTCTATATCGTGATTATTCCAATTCAAAGTTGTCACTTTACCTCTAATGGGAACACCGGATGCATCTAATTCAAATAATTCATCTGGAGTTAAACTCCATATAGATACAGTTTCATTTCTACTTTTATCAAAAGTTGTATCCATATCCCCATCCATATGCATTGCGATATAAATTGGATTACTCGTTCCAGATTGGTCAAACAATGTAGTTAAATCACTAACATCCGAAAGTGGGTTATCTTTAGTTGATGGGTTATCATTACTATCAAATTCATATTTCAACATACTTCTTTTTGGGTCGAATCCATCATATTTTTTGTCATGAAATTCTGGAACAAAAACTGCGTCATGAATATTTAAATTAACCACACCACTATCATCTTGGTCAAAAACACTTAGTGAATCAAAATCTTCTGCGATTTTAATATTTTGAAACAAACTTGTACCAGGTGCATTATTCTCACCATAATTAGGACCATTTTGTGAAAAGAATAAAGCTACTTGTTCAGTAGTATTTGCTTTATATTTTCTAAATCCAGTATTTGTATCAATCATATCGTTATAATTTTTTACACTACCATTTGAATTATAAGGATTAAAAAATGCTTGAGAAAAAATGTATATACGAAAATAAACATCATTAACATCACTATTTCCACCTGTGTTTTTAATATTCATACTATTGATTTGAATAAAACTTCCACCTGTAAATCTTAATGCATCTATATTCTCAGGATCAAGAGCATTTTGAATTTTTGAATCACATATTACTTCGTTTAGTTCATCACCAGTTGAATATGAATATAAATCTTGTCTTGAAAATTTATCATAACGAATAGCAATACCATCAGAGTCTAAATAATCTTGACTTGGATTATCATCTTTAAAAGAATATATTCCATAATCACCCTCAATTGGTTTATTTTTTATTAATCTTTTTCTTGACATTAAAATGCCCCTCTAAATTTACTTACTCTTGTATTACCAGTTGATTTAACTTTCTGTGGTTGTAAAGTTTCTTGATTAAATTCAGGTTTATAATCATTAAAAGAAAATCCATAATTATTATTTCCACTTTTATCATTTAAAACATTAGGTTCTATGGTATCAGTTGTTATTGATATTTTTAAATTATTATCAAAATACCCCTCATCAGTAATAGGACCAGTTTCAGGAAATCTAATTTTATCATTTGGATATTCATTAAAAATAAATTTACCATCTGATGAATATTTTGGTAAAACGGGATAATAATATAATTCAGATTCATACCAATTTTGTTCACTTTGATTAATGTAATTACTGATTATATACCCATCTTCAGTTGATATTATTCCCTCTCTTTCAAAAATTGAATAACCTTCAGGTATGATTTTTTTCCAATATCTTGATTCATTAGGATTACCAACTTGATTAAAATCATCTTGTTCAAATCCTATCATTTCCCAAATTGATTTAGAACCTGTATTGAAATACCTAATATTAGTTATATCAGCATCACCAATTGTTTTTCCAAGTTCTTCTGAATTTGTTTTTACACCACTGTATATTACTTCACTTTCAATAAAAGTTGGTATATCATCTACACTACTCCAATTATAAACATAATCAGGATAATTGTAATAATCTCCTATAGCTTGATTCCCTAATAAATTATACAATAAATCTGAAACATCTGGCCTATCAAAATAACCATCCCCTGCTACACCTTCACCCCACAATGATGCATCTTCAAAATCTACACTTCCATTACCATTTAAATCAAACTCTGAAACATATTGTGGAAAATCTAAAGTTGATAAATATTCAGGAGACATAGCATCTAATCCACTCAAATCTGGATCATCATTAGCAAAATTCCTAAAGTGATTTAAATTTGTAGTTAGTTCATCTGATGTTGCATCAGGATTTAAAAATCTTTGTTTTTGATATTCTCTCAATACATTGAAATTAGAACTAAATGATGCATCCATTTTATCCAATGCAATTTCTGTTTTTAATCTATCACCAATGGATTTAAATTCTGTATTAATTGACAAGTTATCGGATATTAAACCAAGTTGTCTTTTTATTGATTTATAATAAATACTTTGTTCACCATAACCACCAACTACAGGTAATGTATTTCTAAATGGAATAAATGAAAAACCATTAGTTCCAAAATATAAAAAGTCTTCATCTAATTTCTCATTAACATTTACAAATAATTGAAATTTTCTATGATGAATAATTCCTAAAGGGTTATAATTTTTATCAGGTTTCATTCGTATCATTGTGCCTGTTACTTCAAAAATACCATTTGTTTCATATGTGTGATACAATGATGTCTCCTCATCAATTCTTATTGGTTCAGATTCAAATTCTTTTTGAGAACCATCACCCCAATCCACATCATAAATATAAAACATACCTTGTCTAAAATCATTATGTATAATAGCTTTTTCAAATCCAAATGTATCATTGTAATTGTATCTTGGATAAAAATAAAATTGTGCTTCCAATGGTGCAGTTGAGTCTTCATATTCATTTGGTTGTAAATCTTTATCATAATATTTTGTTAAGTCTGCTATACCATATTCATTAGGACCTTTTTTCTTTCTAACATCAACATCTGGTGTGAATTTATATGATTCCTTTACTTCAATATCATCAATGAAAACCTCTCCATAAAAACCATTATTGTTTTCATCACTACTTGTTTGTATAACAAAATTTAAATCTCTTACATTTGTTAAATCATCTGGATGAGTATGGTTACCAACTAAATTAAATGTATAACTAAATTCTTCCCATTTATTAAATTCAGAATTTCTAAATCTATTCATAGAACCAAAAGATTTATTACCTGTAACACCATTTGAAGTTATAGAATTATAAGCAGCTGTTGGAACTCCATAATTTGATTCATAAAATAAATCTCCAACTATGTCTTGTAAATCTAAATCTGAACTATATAGTTCAACATCTTCATTTGAAGAATGAGCTACAGCTGTAGTTCCTCCCACTCCCCTTTCAATTTGAAAAACAGCTAAATCTGGAGAATAGTCTTCATTAACTTTATGGTTTATGATTTTAATCATCTCACTACCAACTAATAAATAATAATTATCAAAAGTGCCTGCAGTATCAAGAAGATCGTTAAGTTCACCAGCAGTATCTTGAGAAACATTTTCTCTAAATAAAGTATTGTTAAATTGTTTAAATTGAATAAAGCCATGTAGTTCATCATCATCATTAAGATCATCCTCACTCATTCTTAAAGTCCACTCTTCTTCAATTTCTGAAGGGGTTTCATCATCTTGGTCAAGGTCACCGTATCTATATCCACCCATTATAATCCATGTATTACTACTATTATGTAAACCATAGTTTGCTGCATCGGTTGGTGCTCCACTTACGGGAGGAATATTACTTTCGTCAATATTACTAGACCAATCAGCCTGACTAGCTACTCGTTGATTAGTGGTTGTAGAAAATACTGGTGTTGCATTTTGTAAAGATACATCAGCATCAGTAGTTGCATTATATTCTCCTTCTTTAGGTTTATCTAAGTTTAAAGTTCTTATAATACCAGTTTCAATAAATTTAGTATTTAAATCAGTACCCCATCCAGTAGTTGTTTTCATTTTAAATTTAATTTCTAATGAACTATATGGATTTAATGTTGTGTCTCCTATTTGATTATCTTCGTTGAATACAGTATAAATTTTTTGAGCTTGATTTAATGTTCTATATTGATTACCATCTATCAATCCAAGTAAACTCGCCATTTTAATATCACCAGGATTTACTGTATCTAAACCATAACCATCATCTGCAAAAAATCTTAAACATTTTCCAAATGAAAAACATTCAGGATCTCTTACCCATGTAGCCCAATAGTGGTTGGTTTGTATTGGTGGTGTGTCAAAAAATTTTAGATAATTAGAAGAGTCAAGTGCATAATCTTCAAATGGATATATGTAAGGTGCCCATCCAGCATAACCATATGTGGAATTTGATTCTTGTAAAAAACTATTACTTTGTATCCATTTCTTAGGAGTTTCTGTTCCTGGAACAGTTTCGTTCTGCGTTAGGTGAATACCCACACCATCCAATCCTAAGTAAGTCCAATTACCAAGTGGTTTGAATGAATTATCTCCTAGTGATCCTGTTTCATATTGATTTTCTTGAACTAATCTACCTGAACCATTGGTTATAAAATTTTCTTTTGGTATCTGTGTAAATAATAAGTCTGAAATGTTGTCGGTAAAATTATCTTCAGTTATGTTCAAATCATCTGAAGAAATTAATCCAAGAGATTGTCTTTTATCATTGTCTGATGCAAAAAATAAATTTGAATTTTGTTTCATTGTGCTTAAACAAGCTTGTTCACCACTTTCGTAAAACCAATCATTAGGATTAAGTTGAATGTTTTGATTATTATATGAATTTCCAAGTAATACCATAGAACCATCAGCACATACGGCTCTTACTTCAAATACTTGTTGAGCAATAAAATTTAAAGTAGTTTGACATCCACCATTTCCATCATCATAATCACCAATGTAATCTGGCCATAGAGGATTATCTACCGAACGGAATACACCATCATTCAAACCATCAGTATCAGGAAAATTAAAATCTTGACCACTACCATCTAATTCCAATACACCATCTGGTGCTCTCGAAGCCTCCAATCTAATACAAACATTTTGATTAATCACCTCATCCCTTAAATCAATACCACTATAAGGGTCATATGAGTTTAATAAAGTTTGTTCAATGGAAACTTCAGGTACTCCGAAATTACCAACTTCTTCTGTTTTAAATTCAGACATTTTAATCTACCTTAAAACCACGAGCTCTTAATAAATCACTCCTTGATATTATTTCTACTTTACATTTATTTCCATAAGTTGAGTTAACAACACTAGCATTATTAAATGGTTCAATGTGATTCATCCAAAAGTTATGATTGGTTTGCAAATCTGGAAATTCAAAACTAGCTTCTTCTTGAATATCAGGATTAAATGTTGCACATATGAAATACCATTCACTAAAATCTTGAGGAATTTTTAGATTATTAAACACAGCCATTTTATGAACACCAAGATTATCCTCTGTCATATCTTCTATGGTGGTGCTAGGTAAATAATTTTTTTTACTCATATGTGGATTTGCAGTGTGTGAATCATATGTTTTTTCATTGTTATTATCATATACAACCAATCTTACAAATCTTTCTGATTCAGTATCTGTAAACAATGCTCCATTTGGATTATCAGGTCCTATGTTAGAGCCATAACCACTTTGGACGCTGTTTTCAATATATGCATTTTCTTTGCCATCAATTATGAATGTATCTAATGTAAAACCAAATGGTGTTCCATTTGTTCTAAGTGGATTTCCAAAATTAAACAATGTTCCTTCTGATACTTTATCTAAAAATCTAACCCACATTGTAATGGTAAAACCTGTTTGTAAATAAGTTGGATTACTTGGGTCTAACCCTTCAACGAAATCTTGATTTGTATTTCTTACAATAATACCTTGATTTAAATTTCTAAATTTTAAATATCCATCCGATTGATTACGATATACTATTCTATTATCTTCTGGTGGTATACCTTCTTCATCAATATCTTTTAAGTATCCACTTAATTCATTTCTTAAAGATTGAATTGATTTTCCAATATTTAAACCACTTTCTTTATCTTCTAATCTTGTTATAAATCCATCTTCTTCATCACTCGCACCAGGCGCTCCATTTTGTGGTGCTGATATACTATTGTCCAAATAATATTGTTCCGAACCAATCCATTCACCAGTATCTTGATTTCTATTTATTCTACCAAATTCATCAAGCCAATCACTATCAGGAATATCAGGTGGTAATAAACTTCTAAGTTCTGATATAGCATTATCTATTCTTTCTTGTCTTATTGAACTACCAGGAAGTAATTCATAAATATTTGTATCTAAAAACTCTTCAGCTTGAAGTTTATTTATAGATGTTGCTATAGTGTCAATGGATAAAAATTGACTTATGTTTATAGGATTTCTTGAACCATCTTGACTAACTCCAGATAATAATTCACTAACATCAAAAGGACCTACATCAGCTGCTTGAACATCTAATTGTATTCCAACATTATAATATTCATTCGCACCAAGTGGGACAATTGTAACTTGAACATCTTTAACTTCAGTATATCCAGAACTTCTTAAAGTATCAATTATACCTTCAAAAGTTCTACCATTTGAATCTATGTTTTGTAAATCTTGACCATTAGCTTTTATATCTTTTTGAAATAAAAGTAATGTATCCACATTACTTCTACCAACTGAAATAATACCATCTCGAATTGTTTTTTGATTCTTTTGCAAAAATGTTTTATCAACTCCCAATTCAGTATTTAAAATCAATGCATCTGCAATTTTATCCAATAAATTTTCAGTTGTTAAATCTTCTGTATCACCCGAAGTGTTTGGATTTATTTGATTTTCAAAATCACTATCAGGTATTACTTGTCCATTATACTCAGCCATATTTATTTCCTTTTAACTATAAATTCAAAATCATCATCAAACACTTGTTCTTGCCCATCATCATATTTTAATTTTAATTGTATTTTATAAACCCTATCAGGATAGAATCCATCCAAGTATTGTATAAAATAATTTGAATTACTATCACAACTCATTGATGTGAATCCACTAAATGGGACAATGAACTCATCAGTAGCGACATCTTTAATTGCATATGAACCACTACCCTCAGGTATATATGATGCGCTTACAGTTTGAACCGAAGTAGAAAAAGATTTTTGAATATATCTTTTTCTAGCACCAACTCTAAATTTAACTCTTTCACCCACTTTATATTCTTCTCTTAAACCTTTCATATATAAAAAGTTATCAGCTAATCCAGTTGTTGTTAATTCAATTAATGAACCTGTGTTAGAGCCAGTACAAGGTAAATGGTCGTCCCATTTAACTTCAAGTCGTGGTGAAAATATTGTGTGTGTGTTTCTTGAAAAGAATTTTAAATGTCCGAAACGAAGTGAATCCGTTTCTTGACTACCACTAAATCTAATTAACATACCATGATTAAAGTATTGTCCCTTTAACCACATATTCACCATATCAGTTACATCCATATTAACATCGGGTGATTGATTTGTAAATGATTGTGTTGATGAACTTACAGTTAATACAGTAACACCAGGAGTTACCCAAGTTGTAGCAGTTCCACCCAATATGTTTGTTGTGTTTTCCCAACTACATCCATTTGTATTTTTTGGATTGTCACCAAACTTACCTGTACCTTCTTGCCAAGATTGTGATATTGGTTGAGCTGTCAAAATATATTGTGTATCTGCAAATTCAGAATTACCCTCTGCTTCATAGAGTCTTAAAAAATATTTTGCATCAGCAGATATAGTTCCATCTGATACTGACTTTGACATTTCAGTAAACTCTGTTCCACTAAAATTAACTAATGCTCTTGTTGGATAATTAAAAGTATCGTTATAAAATTCTTTTTTAACCTCAAGTATTTGGTCTCTTCCAAAGTTTTGGTCTTTAAAAGATTCACCTGTTATAGTTGATGAACCACTTGAAATCCAAGTGTCTTGTGTTGGAAAAATAAAATGATGCATTATCTAACCCTCCCTTGTATGTTCTGATTTGGATTCTTTAATTCAAAAACTGCTGGTGTTGATGGTTCTGGTGGTCTTATTATCCCATCAACTAAAGCATCTTGAAAGTCATAATAGTAACCATAACCATCAGTTCCATTTGATTCGAAACCACCATATGTTCCATCCCCATTATCAATATCCGCATTAAATGAATATAAATAAGTTGGATTTGGATCTAAAGTTTGGTCAGCTGTTCCTAAAAATTCACCATCACTGTTGTATCCAAAATAATCATCATGTTTTTGCGTTATGGTTAAATGGTTCAATGAACGAACACCTTCAACCCCCATTAGTTCAAATTCTAATTGACTTTTATAAATTGGTTGATTGAATTGCATTTTTTCAACTTGAAAATATTCTTTAATCTTTTCTATACATTTTATTTTGACTTGATTTTTATCAGCATATTTTTCAGCAACGACATCAAAAAATACACCAAAGTTTACAATGTATCCATTAATAATGCTTACAGAATCAGTTAACATTCTAAAGTTTGATAGATAATTTTTTATATTTTGTTGAATTGTTACTGGTATACTTGTATCTTGTTCTATTGGATTACCAACTAATTCTTTTAAATTGTTATAAGCTAAAATATAAATATTAACTGATGATAAATCAAAAGTTGTTAAATCTGAATAACCACCAATGTTTCGTATCACCTCTTCTATTTCATCTGGACTCGTATCTAAAAGACGAGCAAAATCATTAAGTTCTTCTGTAGTTACTATATAACCATTACCATTTTGATTTGGAATATCATACATTGCATTTTTTAATCTATTCAACTCGTCAATAAACTTTCCAAATTTAGTATCAAGAGAAGTTAAAGCATTTGAAAATAGTTGTTGATTTGCATTAGGTGTAGTATCATCACCACTTCTGGTTACATACACTTTTGCAATATTTCCAAATCTTGCTGGTATATTTAAAACTCTCGCTTCATAATCTTCTTTCGTTACACATCTGTTTTGTGTTGAGAAGAAAGCTTTTGTTTTTTCTCTAATTTCATCTATGGTTTCTTCATCTTTACCACCACGAGCCGGTAAAGTATTATTAACTGTCAAGTCACTAATTGTTCCACCACTTCCATTCATAGCAGTTCCATCTTGAATAATTGTTAAATCACCACTTGGTAGATTTGCATCAATCCCACCACCAACTCTATAAGTAATAGTTAAAGTTGTATTGTTTGGTGTTTCACCGAGAGTAGAGTATTCATCACCTAATAATGGATTTATTGTCTCATTTAAATCATTTGCTTGTCCAGGAACAACAACACCAACTTGTTCTAAATCTATAAAATCAGTATCAATTAATGTTCCATTTTTTAATACACCATTCCCAAAAACTAATGATGTAGTATTGTCAACATTAGTTTCTCTTGTAAATCGTTTTGATGTTTTAATGTATTGTAAAGAAAAAGGAACAGCTATATCAGATGTTGAATTATCAAGCGCATTTGAATAAGCACTTTCTCTATTACTATCATTGGTGTAATGAGTTTCAATTGGAACTTTGTCTTGTGCTAAAAAATCAACTTCATACCAATTGTTTCCATTTGAATCCACACAAGAAATAATATCAATAATGTTAGTATCAGATAATGTTATTTTTTTAAATTTTTCTGGAACTCCTATTGTAAAGGTTGATGTTTTTGTTTTACCACTAACAGCCCTAACAACTCTTTCACAAGAATAATCTGAAGCTAGATTTGTAGAACTATCAAAAGTATTAATATTTGATGTATCATTTGATTGTGATATTTTAAAATCTAAAACCTCTAATGTCTCAAATACAACTCCATTTGTAGTTCCCTTAACCTGTAACCCTCTATCAATCACGGCTCCAGTTGAATAATCAATTGTAGCTCTATTGGAAGAATTAGCTGTCAAGTTTTGAGTAAATGTCAAATCAGCATAAGCAGGAACAATTGGTTTAACCTTATAACCAAACATCTTAGCTAGATTAAGTATGTTTCTTCTCTCTTCACTTAATGGTAACAACATCTCACGATATTGTTGGTCAACATAAAAAGATAATACATCACCCACATAAGCATTCATTTCCAATAACATCATTCCAGGTGATGTTTCATTGAAATCACGATATGTATCTGGAAAATAAGATTTAGCATAATCCATCAATGATTGTTTTAATGATGCAAAATCTTTATTTAAATAATTTACATTTGATTCTTTAAAATTGTCTTTACCATATGTAGGCATTTTTTATCTCCAATTAATATCCACCACTATCAACTGAACCTAAACTTTCGTTTACATCACTTTGAAAGTTTAAAGTAACAGAATCTAAGGTATCTGGATCTTGTATTATATTAAATATAATTTTAACTCTAATTTCATTAGTTCCAACAAATTGACTATTTTCTGATGTTTCTAATTGTATATCTTTAACTTGAACAAATGGTAACCAAAAATTAAATGTGTCTAAAATAGAGTCTTGAATACCTATTATACTTTCCTCATCAATTTGTTCAAATAACATTCTTTTTAAATTCAATCCAAGAGTTGGTTGCATTAACCTTTCACCTTGATTGGTGTTAAGTAAATTTCTTATATTGTTTTTTACAGCTTCTATGGTTGTTGTTGTAGAAGCAAACCAACCATCTTTTATATCATCACGCCTAATTGGTAAATCAATACCAACTTTAATATTAGTATCATTATCAACTATGTATGGTTTTTTAGATGTATCTTTAACAGCCATTATAATAAGTCCTCTATGTCTTCTCTAAATAATTTAACTTCTGTAAAATCCCTTTGTCCATCCTCATCATTAACATCAAAAGATTCTTGTGACTCTGGATCTTCACCTATATAAACATAACCTTGTGATATTAATCCACCCTCCTTACCTTGCTGTCCGTCTTTTGATAAATTTAAACCTGGTAGATTAGCCCCACCCTCTAATAGTGGTTGAACTGCTTGTCTAATTGATGCTTCTAATTCATCGACTAATTTTTCTACAACTGCACCAGCTCCAGGAATAACTCTACCTACTTGTTTTAATGTTTTTAATATAGGAGCTTTATCACCAAGTAGTGTCTCTAATTTAATATTGATACCTTGATCGGGTGTCTTTAAATCCTCAACAACAACAGGAGCTTTTAATTCAGTTATCGTGAAGTTGGCTGATGTTATAAAGTTAACTATAGCCTCTTTGGTATATTCAGCTTCCCTCTCAATAAAAGAACCAGGTCCAGTATCAGTAATTGAATGCCCATTATCTTGAGCAGCTTTTACTTTAGCATCAATTAAATCTTGTTTTAATCCCATTGTTATCCACCATGTTTCATTTTAGATTTTTCTTCACTTTTCTTTAACACTTCACTATAATCTTTATTTAAGAATTGACTCATTGGGTCACTTGATGGAGCAGCTTGTGTTGGTGAATTATTCATCATATCACCATATTGTTTACCAACTAATTCATTCATTCTATCGGAAGTAAACTCACCACCACCCAATGTTTTCCAATCACCACCTTGAGCTGTTTCATTCAATACATCATTCAATACTGAATTGTTTGTGTATGATTTTTTCTCAACGATTTTCTTTTGTGGTTTTGGTTGAGATTCAATTGGTTGTTTCAATTCAGTTACTACTTCCTTGATAGCCATCGCAACTTCCTCTCTAACGATTTGTCTGATTACAGTTTTTATATTTGTTTTTTTCTTCTTCATAATTACCTCTTTTTATTCCTCTATAAAATGTTTATCACTTAAAATTCCATCTATATTACTTAAAGCTTTTTGTATATCAGCTTGAGCTGTTGGTAAAATATTCTGTGGTCCAAGTTGAGTTAAGACTTGAATCTTACTAAAAATATCAACAATACTTTTTAATGTATCTTGTAATTTTTTACCCAATACCATATTGTCCATTGTTTTTTTATTTGGGTCACCTAAATATGTTCTTTCGGATTCAACAACTAAATTTTCAGATGTTGAAATTGTCAAATGTCTTTTCGTCCCAATGTGTATATCATTATTTGATGATAAAAATATATCTTCTGTTTTTGAATTTATTATTATTCTATCTGAATAAAACAACATCTGATTTTGGTTTGGTGAATTACCGTATTTATATATTAAGTCATTTACATCTAAATCACCATTTACACTTGATACTAATTTAGACATCAATCTATTTGGAGGTTCAGTTGGAGGTATAACTAAATCTGATGCTAATACAAAACCATTTACAAAATTTAATTTACCTTCAACATCACTAAAATCATTACCTGGTTGTTTATAATATCCACCAAAATGTTGATTTAAAGTTCCACTTTTTGTTATTGAAATTAATGAACCATCAGCTAAACTTTCATATGAATAAGTTGCTTGTCGTCCGTTAGATATAAATACATATGGATTATCACTTCTACTACCAATTCTAATACTGTTACCATGTCTACCCTCTAACATTAAATCACCATGTGTTTCTTTAAAAGATTGTGTTTCATCTAATTTAGGATTCCATTTTTTTGACATTCTGTGAAAGTTTCTTTTTATAAAATTTTGTGATTCACCACTAGCTTTTTTAGTGTTTGTCTCTCTATTTTTTGGATCTGATGATAGATTAATTTCAGGTTCTTTTAAATTATCCACATTAAAGTTTACATCATTTTCAGTATTCAATGGTCCTAAATAATATTTTACTCCACCAATAGTGCAAAGTAAAACAGGATCTCCTTTAGTTGGAACATCTACAAACCCCCTCATCAATGGAAGGTATCTATCACTATCAGTTAGATTAGTTCTTTTCTTCTTTACACCATTTCTAATATGTGGTAAAGCTAATATTGTATTTATATTTTTAGGGTCGTTAAAGGAATTTAATGTTTCCTTACTTGTAATTACATCAACACAAACTCCTGGAACAAATTGTAAATAAATAGGAGTATTAACCGTAGAACCGAAAACTCCTTTAGTAGAAGTTGTATTTCCAGCTGTTGTTAAAATTGAAGCCATTTAACTCTCCGTGTATCCTGAAATAGTTTTATTTTTTGTAGCCTCAAGTTTTTCACTTTCTTTCTGTAAATCATCTACAGTATCTTGAAGTGTTCCCATTAATTCTTCTTTTTCAGCATCCGATAATAACATTGATTCATCAGATTCACCACTTGATTTACTTATAATTCTTTGTAATACACCAGCTAATTTAACCAAATGTTCATCGTTTCTAACCGCTGTATCCATATATTCTTTTATGATTGGGGCTACCATAACCACATCATCAATCGTTGTAATGAATCCATGTATTTCTGATATTAACAAATCTATTTGAACTTTACGCTTTGTAGTGTTTTCGTAAATATCTTTTGTTAAATCTTGAAAGGTTTTTCCTTCAAATATTTCTTTTTCGTCTGGCATATCATCTCCTATGGGTAGACTTATTCATATATAAATATAAAAATTGTAAGAAATTGTATGAAATAAAAAACCCTCATTTAAGAGGGTTTAGTATTTAAAAGAATTTGGAGCCCGATATGTCTATCATAATGGTTCCAGTTTGGTGGTATTTATTCATTAGTTTTTTATAATGTTTTTTTAATACATTAACAACTGATGTAATATGAGCAGTTTCGACATTTGTCATTTCTCTAATTAAAATATAAATAGCTTTCTTGTTAAAATTTTCTATTTCTTCTCTCTGTTTAATTAAATCAATAATAGCATATCCTATTTTTAAATCTCGTTCTTTTTTAAATATAGTATTCATATTTGAATCAAAATATTCTATCATTTCTGTCGTGAATGATTGAAAATCATACTCATCACTACCTTGATATTTATGTCGTTCTAATACATCAATTTTATCGTGAGTTTTTAATTTTTTATAATTGTTATTATTATGAAGAATTAAATAGTTCTTGGCCACAACAGAAAAATAACTAAACGCTTTTGAACCTTTTGTGTGGTCATATTTATGCATATTCATAACCATAAAAGCAACCACTTCATGTTTTACATCTACAAATGGGTCATCAAAATATGTAAACTTAAATGTATTAATTATATTTTCAGCTAACTTATCAAACGCTGCATGTATTCGCTTTCCATAAATATTATTTCTTTCACTATTATTGTCTGAAGAATTATATTCTACAATAGCATCTTGAACCTCTTGTCCGAAATAAACTTTACGCTTTTTCTTTTTAGTTATTTTTTTTATTTCGGCCTTTACATCATTAACTTTCTTTTTTGGCATCTTGTGTCTCCTCTTCAAATATCCCATCAAGGGCTAGTTGAATTTGTTTTAATTGTTCAAAGAAAAAACCAGTCTCATCGTCTGATTCATAATGTCCTTTTGCATCAACAAGTTTCATTTTATCTGTTGAGAATTTTATAACCTGTTGAATCTGTAAAATAAATTCCTCATATTGTGTTATTCTTCTTAATGAATAATATGTCAATACAGATGTAAAGACACTTATTAAAAAAAATAATATTGTTAAACCTATCCACATAATAATCTCCTAAGCGAACAACTCATCAAATTGTTTTTTAAGGTTGTCTACTTTTTCTTTTTCATCTTTTGTTTTTGGAACTTTTGTATTTATTGGTTCTTCAGTTTCACTACCTCTTTTCCATTGGTCGGATTCAATATGTGTAGCCATCATATCGGCCTGATGAAGAATGTAAGCCATATTGGTTCTTAATCCAAAGTCTGGATTGTAAGACATCAAATATGCTTTATTAGCTTCGTCATATAAACCATCAGTTAATTTAATTCCAATGTATTCTTTATCCGTAACCTTAACACCATAATGTTGAAGTAACCACAATCCTCTATCAGGTACTTTCATATATTGAAGTGCTGGATTGTGAGTGTAAATCTCGTCACGATTTTTTCTATGCCAATCTGATGTTTGTGGAATGTAATAGTCGTGTTCCAAATCTCCAACCTTACCTAAGTCGTGATGTAAAGCAGCAAAGACTAACTCCTCATCCGTGAAGTTAATCTCTGCTCCGTTCTTCTCCCACAATTGTTTTATCTCAAGTGAGTGACTTACAATATGAAGAATGTGTTCCACATATCCACCCGGCATTGCGTTGTGATAATGTCCTTTAGCACTCGCTGGTGCAAACATCATTCTATCTTGGAAGTCATCATAAAACTTTAAAAGATTGTCTCGTCTATCATCACCTATATGTGCATTGATAACATCTATCAATGTATTCCAATTATTTTGTATTTCTTCTGCTGATAATTTTTTCATTTATTCTCCTATCCATTCATAACCATATTTGGTAAATTTAATTTCTTTATATTTTCTTAAAGCATTTCTATAAGGATTGAATTTAATTCTCACTCCCCAACCAAGATAATCTAATATATTTTTCTTGGTTACAAAACCTTTATCTTTAATAAAGTCTTTTATTTTTAAAACACTTTCCGTTTCACTAACTGATTCTAAATCAAATACTTCTTTCCAACCACCAAACCAATTAGATATTCGTTCTTCCCAAATCATATTGTCTGCTAAATCACTTGTATCATATGTGATTGGATTATCCAACATATCATTAAACCTTTTAATAAAATCATTTCTATCATCATACAAATAAGGATATGGGTTTTTAGCAACACTTGTCATTTCAGGATAACAAAGTTTGTTTGGTAATAAATAAGGAACACCAACAGAGAATCCATCAGTTGTTGAAATACTCCATGCAGAATATGTTTGAAATGTTCCCACACCAAATTTCATAGTGGATAAGAAGTCCATATATTCTTCACGACTTTCACAAGTAACTTTTTCATTCCACGGCCTATCAACTTGTGTTAGTGTAGTGTATACTTTGAAGTCTTGTCTTTGTTCCCATATTTCATCACATACTTTTACAAACCATTCCCAACCAGTATATCCAGCACCTCTATGATTGAATACCACTGTCTTGTCTTTATAATCTTTTCTTATATTAACTCTATCAACACCAAGATAATGTGGTTGAATAATTTTTTGTAACCTATCCAACACCCCTTGATTCCAATGCTTACTTGCTTCTTTGATTGTTAATTGTTTCAACCAATCACTATTCACTCCACACTCATCTTGCATTAATAAACCAGCGACACTTAAATATAATGCTCTTGCTGGGTCATCTTTGTGCATTCCACCTCTATCACCATAAGGAGCATTTTGTGGAACTTCAAACCAATGTGAGTAACCAATAAACTTTGGTGATAGATTTGAATTGTTGTTTAGACAATTTGCTATCTGTAAAGTGTGCTCTGGTAGATGAGTATAAACAATATCAAAATCATTATGTCTCCAATCAACATGCTTCATAAATTGTTTTGTATTGAAGTGTTGTCTCATTGTGTTTATATAAGTTGGTAACTCATATATTCTTTGGTCAACATTTGGAAAATCTAATGATTGAACAAATTCAGGTATTAATAAAGTGAAATGAACTTTCCATCTTTTACTAATAAATGGTATTGTGTGTCTCAACACTTCAACCAAACTATCCGCTTCTAAGTTCTGTCTATATGTATAATTACCATAAAGTAATATCTTATAATCATACTGAGTGCTTTTGTTTTTATCTACAAAATAATCGCTTATATCTTTTATCATCTACCTACTTCTCCTAAGTATTTTTGTTTACATTCATCCCAAGTCATTCCTAATATATCTGAGTAATAAAGTATTTCAGGTTTTAATCTATTCTCTGTATGTAACTTGGTATATCTTTTTATTGCTTTTCTTTTCCACCATTTGTTAATGTATTCAGAGCCTTGAGCAAACTTTGGTCTCATAACTAATTTATCAACTTCAATCTCACCTCTTAAAAACTCTCTTCCGTTTTCATAAAATGAACTGAAATAAACTCCTCGTTTGAATCCATGATTGTAATGTGATTTAACAATTCCCAATTCACCAAACATATAATTTATTAATGTTTGTTTAACTCCAGTTGGAGGACCTGATACACCTTCTTTCGGTGTCATAATTCTTTTATAGTCATCTGCTCTTTCATCTTTCATCCATTCAAGCCAGGGTTTATAAACTGAATCATCAGGCTTCAATGCAATCTTACCAGCAGATTCACCGAGAGTTTTCCATAAAGGGATTCCATTATACATTGAATGAACACCATACAATGCTGTAGTGGTTAATCCAACTAATTCATCACCATAAGTTTTCTTCCAATGTTGTCTGAGAGATTCATCAGTTAATAACATAGCCACTAACTTACCACCAAGAAAGTTAAATCCAAATGGTTGAGTTGCTACAATGGATGTTCCAATGCTTGTACATCTCAATTTACCATCTTTAAATTTGTTATCTTTTGTCCAACCAATGTAATCATCTCTAACACCAAGTGATGTAATATCTGAACCTAAAGACATCATACCTAAAACTTTATTAGTATTTCTATCTTTAGCAATTACTTTAATGTTTCTACCTGGATTAGCAACATATTCCATTGAATGGATAAGTCTTCTAAGAAGTGTCCAATTCTCAACCGATTGTTGATTCTTGTTATCTACGATTTCAACATAAGGGTCGAGATTTTCAATTTCAGATATTGTTAATTCTAAATTATTTATATCTGTTGGTTTCCAAATCTTTTGAGAGAACAAGTCAAACTTATAAGCATACTTCTGAAAGTCAGGATTCTTATTGAACTCCTGCCACTTCTTATAAAGTGTTTGTTCTTCAACAGACATAGATTTCAACATATCTAAATTATCTATGAACTCCTGTTTCTTCTCTTCGTAGTTAAATTCTTCTTTTACTTCTTCAAAAAAATTATCAAATGACATTTTCATTCCTCTTTATATTACTTACAATATACGAATTATATTTCATCCATACAAGCTTTTTTTTATTTGTTACAATATTGTTACAATTTTTTTTCATTGTTTTCTGGAAAACCATACTAATTATAGTACAATTAGATCAACTAATTAATAATAAAGATCATAATAACTGTAAGATCATTATAATAATAGCTAATATTAAAGTAGCTATTACCTTCAAAGTCATAGGTTCACCTAAATAAAAATAAGTCATAAAAGGGAATACTAGCATTGAAGTTGCAAATCCTACAAACCTTACAGCCCATAAACTTCCAAATCCAATATAACCCCATTTAGTACATAACCACATTAGTAAACTAATTGGTATTCCGAGTAAAGACATAATCCACATAGACTTCGTGCCTTCAGCCCATTTCCATACTAACTGACTATTTAATTGATACCATATTAATATTTGAGATAAAATAAATACTATAGTTGATATTACAACATATTTAATATTCATATATTAAGATTTCCTCAAATGTCGTTTCTGTGCTTTTGACAATTTATTGGATTTTGTTTTGGTAGGTTTTTCTTCTGTTGTTTCTACATCTCTAACTTTTTCTTTCCATATAGATTTTGATACATATCTAAATCCTTCAGAAAATAATTCAGATGCTTTTTCGTCTGAGACTCTAACGATATTAGAGCCATCCACACTCATCATACATTTCATATTTGTGCTTCCTCTATTTTAGTTGTTATGTGTTAGTAAATATTCATCTTCATTTACATACTTATACATAGTAATATTATTATATTTAAACCTATCATTAGTAGTAAGAATATCCACTCTATTTGTCCATTTAGGGTTCATTGTATCCCTAACCTGATATACTCCATCTCTATCACCAGTTCCTTCGATTACGATGTAATCTCCGTAGTTAAAAGGCCCACCCCATCTTGACAACAAGTCTCTTGATAAAGCAACATATCTATATGAAGATGCTTTCCAAGTATGAAACCTTGTTCCATCAGCTGTGATGTTTGGTGTTGAATCACATTGTCTTACAGTTGGATTATATGTAGTAACTGTAACTCTAAAGGCTATTCTATTAGCCCCAGTATATCCACAATCTTTTTCCAAAGAATTAATGTGTTCTTGTAATCTCTGTCTTTCATCCCAGTGTTCATCCATCATTCCATCGAACCACCAAGTTAAAAATAACATTGGTATTAAAGCTACCAATGTTGCATGAGTTGTTTTAATCATAAAGATTTCTCCATATTAATTATATATTAATATACAACCTTTAACGCATAACAGTCAAGCTTTTTTTTATTTTTTTAATTGATAATGATAATCACCACTAAATGAACCATCAGTTGGAGCATCTAAACCTTCATCGTGAATCCACATTGAAATAGTTTTCTCAGCTGATACTTCATCTATTATATTAAATCCTTCGTGGTATCTTTTAAGTAATCTTCTAACTAAAGAATGTCTTACAATATCTTTTTCTTTAAATGAAGCTAAACCAACACCATGCACACCAGCGAATCTTTTAATTGCATCTTCTAATCCACTCTTACCTTGTTTTATATCAGATTGTGCTAAGTCACCTGTAATGATATATTTAGAACCTTCACCTAATCTTGTTACGAACATTTTTATTTGTTCAGGTGTAGCATTCTGAGCTTCATCAAGTATAACGAACTTATTGGATAATGTAATTCCTCTCATATAAGCCATTGGAATAACCTGAATTGTATTACTTTCTTTTAATATATTCAGTCGTTGTTTACCAATAATCTGTTCCATATTGTAATAAAACGACATCATAAATGGTGCTGTCTTTTCTTCTACATCACCTGGTAAAAATCCTATCTTCTCACCAGCTGCTTCTACTAATGGTTTGACAATAACGATTCCATCTATCTTGGAATCCTTATCACCTAACTCTCTCAGAGCTTTGTGAACTGATAAATAAGTTTTACCACACCCAGCTGGTCCGATTCCAAATGTTATATCTTTTGTTGATATTGTTTTGTAGAATCTTTTCTGTGCTGAATTTTTATATTGAAGTTCATCGAAGTTTAACATCTTCAAATCTTTCAACGCTTGTCGTTTATTTGATACATTGTGATTGTTTAAATCGGAAAGGGAAACCTTTTTTTGAGTAACTTTTGTTCTTGCCATAAATAACTCTCCTATATTAACCTCTGTTGGTTTAATATAAATATCATATATATAGAAGTTTCGAGTAAAAAAAAATGGGGTTACCGAAGCAACCCCATAATTTATCTGTGATTTAAATCACTTACTTAGTGTCTATTAATGAAAATAGAACAATCAAAGTTAGTAATCCAGTTACACCACCAGTTAGGAATGTATTAACAATACCTGAGATATTTGCTATTACATCGATACCCATCCATCCAGTACCAAACACCACTTGAGACATAATACCTACGCCTACAAGTCCTGTTAGAATACCGAATAATCCAGTTAGTGTATCACCTATTGTTCCGAAAATTGATTTAACATTCATGTTAAGTCCTCCGTTGTTTATTGTTTATTATTAGAATGAATAACTTGCTCGTATTGAGAAGTCATTTTCGACATCGTTACCTTCTGAATCTTTCAATCCAGAATTAAACTCGGAAACAACTTTCATATTGTCCGAGCACTTATACCCAACTCCATATGTCACAACATCATCGGAGTTTAACCCGATTAGTAGAAATGCACCTTGAACTTGAGTTGGTGTTACTACACCTCTCAACCAATATGCACCATCTGCCTCTTCCGACAAATCATACTCAAGTGACGCTTCAAAAACATTATTACCTGCTGAAACATCAATTAGTTGAGCTTCGTTACTATTTAATGATAGTCCGAAATTCGAATCTATACCAAGCAAATTCAATCCATAAGAAAATCTACCAGCCCAATAAAGTTCTGATGTTCCTTCCTCATCTACTGAATCTCCTCCCCAAAACAAATTAGCACCAACACCCCATTTGTTCAATCCAAATCCGACACCATTCGTAACTGCATGGTCTCTTGGAGTTGAAGCAAACCAGTTAGTGGCAGGTCTATGTAAGCCCCACGCTAATCCATATGGTTCTGCTTGACTACCAAATGTTAGAGCAACACCGTCTACGACATTCCACGAATACTTCGCTT